ATCTTTTCTTTTTTTTTGATCTTTTCTTTGTTTTTGATCTTTTCTTTGTTTTCTTACTTCCTCCACTCGGTCCAAGTCCTTCAAGCACGGGGTTATCCCTTATTTCATCTTCTACATTACTCGGATCACTAAAAAATAATTGACGGTTTACAGGGTCCTCGTTTAATGTGTTTATTGATTCAGAATCTAATTCACTATTAGTCATAGACGGAGGTATAGGATGCGAAAAGTTCGCAAAGTATTGATCCATTGTATTTCCAATAATATTATCTATTTTATCCTGTATTTCAAAAAACCACGGATTTCCTTTTAAACGTATGGTTTCATCTGTTTGTAGGCCATTTGTTAAAGTATCTATGACTTCTCCTAATTTATGTTTTTGTTGAATGATTTCTCTTGATAATTTATCAATCCTTTCATAATCATCATCGCTTTCAAAATCATCATAAAGTTCTTGTTCGGTAAGTGTTTCCATTAATTTACCAACTTTATCAAGGTTATCTTGATATTCACTTAATCTGGATTCCATATCCGGTAGTGGATCAATTCTTTGAGCTAAGTGAATGTTTAATGTTTGTTTGACTGTAAATTCAGGTTTTGACCAAATTTCGGAAGGATCTTTTTTATCAACGCCTCCGTACATTATATATATTTACTATTATTTATTTTCAATTGATTTTCTTTTTTAAAAAGAATACGTTTTTCATCAAGTTTATCATGTTTTTCAGATTCAATTCTATATTTGAATTTTGGATTTTTCCCGCATTCGTGCATCTCGTGATAAACGCATAATGTTAATGCATAATAGGGCATTTTACAATGTTGGCAATTCCATGGAAACATGATTGTTTGTTTGATACTTTTTTAGTTGATAATAAAATATCAAATTTAATGTAATCAAAATTAATGAAACTTATCAAGTATATCTTTTAATGTTTGAACCGTACTACCGGATTGTTTTTGTAAGAGTTTTCGTTTTACATTTATATAAAAATTATGTTCTCTTTCAACCTCGTTACGGTGAAGTTTTATTTTGTTTGTACTCGCTACATATCCAAAGATATTAATGTACCCTTTTGGAATTGTGATTTTTTCATCGTCAGAGCAAGAAGAACTGAGAGCTTTATCAAGCATGGTAATTTGATCATCTGCCCTTTTCAATCTTATAGTAAATTCTTCTGCTTTTCCTATTTCACAAGATAAGATTTTTTTATAACGCGATTGAAGGACTTGTTTTGCTTTTTTAAAGAGAAATTGTTTTGGATTTAGAGGCGGATTTTTGTAGGGTTGGCCTTTTCTAAATTCTTGAGAACAAATAGAAGTCCAAATATACTTGTTACTAAATACATGGTACATTTCTTTGGAAGTCAAAAGTAGTGGTATAATACATTTAAACGTTGGAAAGATATTACCTTTTACCGAGTTATTTGACCATCTATACACCTGTAAATCAGATAGTTTCTTCTTCCAATCGATATTATATGTTTTATCGGAAATACTTGTTGACGGATTAATACTAAAGATTGATTTATCAAATAGATAATCTAAAATTAAATAAATACATTCTTGGGGTAGAATATCAATCATTTATATAATATGTATGTAAATAAAGCATTAAATAATAATTTATTAATGTCAAATTTGAATAATTGTAATAGTGTTTTTAAACATCTACGAGAGTAATTATGCATAAAAAACCCCGTGCACAACCATTAAACCCATTTCCTAAAAAACGCATCGACATATTATGGTACTGTTACATGGGGATCCCATATCATCAATTTATGTTTTTAAGTGAGTCTAAATCACGCGATGGTTTTGTTTTTGAATCGCTTGCTGAAATAGGGATACTCACAAAAGAATTAGTTGATAATTTTGATGAAATTTATAAAAATCATTTATGTGATAAAGTATTATTACCTATTAAATCATCCCGTGAGATATTAGAAAAAGATATATATCAGGGTAATAATCCTTCTGATATAACATATAGTAAAGATGGTGTGATATACGTTGTATCTGTGAAATATAAAGATAGTTATGGGGATACTGATTTAAACAGACTTACAACTGCATGTAAAAATAAAGGGTGTGAATATAAATTATCATTAATTGTTAAAAAGAAAAATACTTATTTGAAACATAATTTTCACCATGATTCTATGCCCGATAAACTATTGATAGAGAAAGTTAATGAAGATGGATTACTAAAAAATGAAAAAGAAGTTAAAATAGCTTATCAATCTCTTCAAGCTAAAATGAAATTAATGAAATTCAAAGACAAGGATGAAATCTATGATTGGTTGGATAAAAAATATCTTAATAATTCAAAAAAATCATTGAAACTTTGGTTCCATCAATTTTTGGGATATGAAAGAGTTATGCATAATATTAATATGGGTGAAAAATCAATTTTATTAGCCCATAAACCCCGTTCTGGTAAAACAATCACACTTTTACGTATATGTAAAGAACTTTTAAAAACAAATAAGATTATTCTTTTAATGACATCTGTGATGCCGGAAGATATTTTGGGTAGTTTTATATCTACTATTAATGAATATACTGATTTTGATGATATTAAATATAAAACACAGGATGAGTTTCTAAAAATTAAAACTGATTTTAGAGGTATAATATTTTGTAGTGTTCAGTATCTTAAAGCTGATAGCCACGGTTTAAAAGGAAATAAACTAAAAGAACTGAATCCTAAAGCAGATATCTTTGATGAATGTCATTTTCATTCTTCAAATTATAATACATATCAAAAAATCATCAATGTAACAGATGAAAAACCAATTATAATATTTGCATCAGGTACAAGCGATAAAACATGTAGTTATTATAATATTAAACCTGCGTGTATTTCAAAATGGGATATGATAGATGAAAATATGATGAAACATATAAATAAGCCTGAAAATATGATATTTATGAATGAAAGACACAGTCATAATAGACCGGATATATTTCGTGATATTTACAATGAAAAAAAGAACATACTAAATTGTAATTATGAAAATTGTCCACTGCAAGTATTACTGCAACCAGAAATATCTATGAAAATTATCGAAGAAATAAATAATCATGCGGATGTTAAAAAAGGATATAATTGTTCATCGCTTTTGGCATTGAAGAGTACTAGAAAATCAAAGAAATCAGATAGTAAATATATAAAAAAATTTCAATTAGATGAAAGTAATCATGGTCGAAGATTTCTTAAAAAATTTTTCGAAAGTATTATTTCAGATGATCCAAATAATGAAAATACAGCTATGAGAATGATTGAAAATATTCATTCTGAATATGATATGGAACCATCTAATGAAGATAATCCACGACTTTTCCCTACATTTTTACCCTATGGTCCAAATATTGGACCAATTGATATGATTGAAGAAACATTGTATGCGTTTATTAAAAAGAATAAATTATGGAGTGATTATCACATTTGTTATTCGAGCAGTAAAAAAACCTCCTCTGAATCAAACAAATCATATTATGATTTTATTGAAGAAAATATGAAAATCACAAGATCAGAAAATAAACTTGGATGTATATTGTTATTGGGCAATCAGGGTAAGGTAGGTATAACATATAAAGATTGCGATGTAACTATATCACTTGATAATGGTACTAATATAGATGATCAAAAACAAACGTATTACCGTTCTATGACAGAAAGAAGTGGTAAGACAATCGGGATCAATGTTGATTTTAATATTCAAAGGGTTCTACAATATCATTATCAGATGATTACAAATTATAAAAAGATTACAAACAAACATCAAAGTATTTCTGAAACAATGCAAACATTATATAAAGAAAACTTATATATTTTCAATCCCCAAGAAATGAATATGGGAAATTGTAAGAAAAGTATAATAAACTATTACGACAAGGTTGAATCTAGTATAAAAACTATTTTAGAAATCGAAAGTATCACAAATAATATTCAATGTAAGGATAATCTCCATGATTACATCAATGATGTTGTGAAAGATACTTTTGAAATTAATAACAAATTACAGGGAACTCAACAAGATTGTAATAGTGGAGAATCCACTAAATTAAAAGTGGATCCAATTGAGGATGACGGAGAGAATAATAAGAAGGAAGAGAAAAATAGTTCTGATATTGCAGATGAAAAAGAGTTATGTGATATTTTGATAGATGTGAATAAGACGAAAGCTGTATACGAATACATTACTAAATTATCATGTTTATTACTTCGTATAAAACGGAAAGATCCCAAAAATATTGATAAAGATTCGTTAATGTTGATAACAATGTTAAAAGAAGATGATAAACGTATGGATATTATTTATAATCAGTTGGAAAAAATATTTATGATAGACCAGAAATATTTAAAAATTATATATGATAAATATATTAACGATATGGACAATGAAACAAATCACCAAATATTGGATCAGATATTTGAGTTTTATTCAGATACATCACCAAAACTTTTAAGGGAAATAATAGCAAAACATTTTATCCCTTCAAAAACACAACGAGATAAAAATGCCGAAATACCAACATCTGAAAAATGTGTTAATGAAATGTTAGATAAAATGCCTTCATCTTTCTGGAATAAAAAACGATATATATTCGAACCATGTTGTGGTAAAGGGAACTTTGTATTGGCTATTTTTGAAAAAATGTTTAATGGCCTTACTACGATTACAGATGAAATTGAAAGGATTCGTGTAATTCTTGAAGATTGTTTATATTTTACTGATATTGATGAAGTAAATGTGTTTATTACGAAAGAATTATTAATATGTCATGCAATATCAAAACTGGGCGAAGAAGCATGGAGAGATTGGGATAAAATAATTGAAATCTATAATTATGAAATTCGTGGATATGTTTGCAATACGTTAGAGTATGATCCACAGATAAAATTTGATGCTATTATCGGAAACCCACCTTACCAAGAAAGAAATAAAAATGGTAAATCTAAACATGGTAAATCAAATCTATGGACGAAATTTATAGATTATTCATTTGATTTACTCAAAAAAAATGGTTATCTTCTATTTATTACACCCACAAGTTGGATGGGCGGAACAGTAACTTGTTGGGATAAAATGATAAAACACCAAATACATTATCTAGATATAAATAACTGTAAAAAATACTTCCCTGGTGTTGGTTCTACATTTTCATATTATCTAATCGAAAATGTAGATATCTATCAAGAAACAAAGGTTGTATGTAATTATAATAAAAAGGTATATACTTCTAGCTTATTGCTTAATAAAGAACTCAAAATGATACCACAATTATTAACAAATGACAGTTTAAGTATTATTAATAAAGCATTCAATTGGTCAAACAATAAATTATTTATCCGCAAAGATATGATAAAAGACGATAATCCAAGTCAAAAAGAAAAAACAGAAACACACAAGCATCCAGTAATAACATTTGTAAGGACAGACAAAACAAAAGATATCCAATATTTAAATTATAAACTACCAACAGAAGAAGATAAAAAAGTATTATTATTTAGAAGTGGTTATATAAACCCTACTTTCATAGATGGTCTTGCGGGCGTAGGTAATAACATTCATTATTTAATTGTAAAAACAGAAGAAGAAGGTTTAAACGTTGAAAAATTATATCGTTCTGATTTGTATCGTTTTATATTTTCAATCTGTGCAACATCACAATATAATAATGGGCGTGTGATGAATTGGTTACACAGAGAAAATCCAACTTACGATAATATTTATGAATATTTTAAATTATCAAATAGAGAAAAAGAGTTAGTTATCAGCAATGTATGAATAAATATAAAATTTTGGATCATCTAAAATAATAAATGATGAAGAATCATCTTTATTACCCTTTACAGTAAACTTATCCTTAAATTTATAGTTTTGTTCATTTTTATCATCATATAATTTTTGCATATCAACGATAATTAGTTTTTTGATACTAACATTTGTTATGTCAGCGAGCACCCATAATAGATAAGGTAATGTTTCTCCTTTATTATACATTTGTGTTAATTTAATAATTTCAGTTGCATTATTAGGGCGCTCAAACCTTAATGTAGGGTGCATTTTATCGGTGGAAATTTTAGCAGTTTCTGTAAATTGTGCTCTTAGTTGAAACGGTCGTTTATTAATATATGTATCTGTTACATTTTTTATATCATCTTCATCTGATGCAGGTTTATAAGGAATAACAGGATTATCTAAGAATATATTTGACTTTTCGATATGTTTTAGTATTTCAGGTTGATGAGTTTCATAAAAACATTTATCTGATTTTTTTCTGTCATCCAGATAAACATTCATCGACATTAGAAAATGACTTTTTGTAATCGGTTATAGTTTGTTAAACCAATATTAGAATACCCTTCAAATTTGATTTTTTAATAATGAAAAATTATCAAACATCTAAAAATTATCATAATGGATATATTGAAAGAGATTATCTATATGCAAAATGAAGAATTACTAAAACGTATTGCAGATGATAAATATAATCATCCTGAAGATAAAGAAGAATTTCTGAAGAATTATTTGAAAAAGAATTTTTGTCGTCCAAGTATTGTAAAGTCAGACCCAACTCCCCGTTATGTAAAAAAACTTATAAGATGCGTTAAATAAACTAGATAAAAATGAATATTCACAATAGGTGGGCACAACCTTTAATCGCGCCATGTAGTTACTTTTGCAACACTAAAGGATATTTTTCATTTTTCATAATTATCCTATTAATGACTTTAACATGATTAATACATATCCTGTGTAATATAGATGATCTGAAATACAGATTGTCCTTTCAAAATGTATTGATATATGAGTTATCGTTGAGATACCATTTTCTTTTTACTCTAACTTTTTAAAAATATTGTATACATTATATAGAATAAATGAATATGGATATAGATACAGATACTATTTCACTTCCAACAAATAAAATGAATGATTTATTATTTCTATGTGCCCATGATTTTAAACATGATTTTCTTGAAGATAAAGAAAGATCCGGTAGAGCGATGGGATTTTCCGGTTATGGTGGTGGAGCTACTCTTACTGAAGTAGTTTCAACTCAACAAACTTCACCAGTATTAAAAATAAGGGAATATTCAGATGTTCCTGAATATTCAGATGAACCTGAAACATTTCCATTAGCATGTTATCTATATCTTATATTGGGAGAAAGCGGTTTTGATGATTTTTGTAATAAAATAGATATATTTACAGAAATAATAGATGAAGGGAATCGGAAAATTGAACATGACCCGAAACTAAAAGCGAGTCGTGATAGATTACAAGAAAAATATGATGAACGAAAGGGCGGAGCCAAAACCCGACCTGCAAATTGGGATAGAAAAACGGGGAAAGAAAAATATGAATATTTGTTAAAAACTCGCAGGGTAAAACCTAATATAGAGAAACAACGGCGTTCTGGGCGGGCCCGTAAAATTCCGCAGACCCTTGGCACGTTCGATACTAGCTCCGTTGAGCCTCTCCGTTTTAACCCAAAAGACGCTCAAAAATGGGACGACTATTTGGAAATATACAAAGAATGGTTGGGTGGTAATGAACCAGAAAAATTAAATAAATTAAATGATGAAACTTCCCAGTTTCCTGTGAAGGAATTGAAGAAGTCTTGGTTAATATCATCCGACGATTGGAGTAATGTTGAGGGGGCGGACACCGTATTATATAATACGTGGGTACGAGGCGTGAAACGCGCTAACTTTAAGTCCTTTTTTCAAGGAATATTAAAGGAATCTGACTTACCTCCAATGTCAGAGTTACAAATTTCAAAAACTAATTTATCTAAATTAAGAAATTTTGGAACTGTATTGTTAAAGGAGTGGGGGCTATTTATAGAAAATACAAGCGGTATGCCTATATATAATCCGACACAATTATCTGTACTAAGCTACAATGATAATAAAATGTGGGCGGATAGTCGTATTCATTATATATCTAAAAAGGAAGATAACTTATTAACAAACGATATATCCACTCCGCCAGGATATCGTGTTCCCACCCCCACGTTGAACTTACTGGCTTCAGGGAAATTAATTAATAATAGCGCACCATTGTCAAAGTATGTTGGGGATACTTCCGAAGAAGATAAATTGTTTCAATCACAACCATCATGGATATGCCCCATACCATCAATTATAGATCCTCAATCTGTTTGTAATAATATCCCTGTAGCCGAAGAAAATAAAGTAGGAGATGAATTTCCGGATCTTTATCCCGAACCCTTTAATATTGAAGTATGTGAGGAGGGGGGGGATGGCAACTGCAACTCGCTCGGAGGTAAAAAAATCAATATTAATATAGACAAAGTAGCGGGATCACCATCAAGATACAAACCAACTATTTCTTTTCAAAACCATAAGGGTGAAAGCATTGTAGGGGGATTGGATCATGATTTTAGTAATGGAGGCATTGCATTGAGTGCTTATAATATTACGAAATTATTTATTGATAAGTTTCTAGACGATGATGATGAAAGAGATTTGTCCCCCCTTGTACAATATCCCCAAAATAAACAGATATTAAAAGATATTATGGGTATATTTGCGATAAAATTGATGGGTGACTTTTCACAAGAATTATACTCTGTAAGTAAGATTAATCATAATTTTGTTGCGAATGATAGAGTTTCGGCTGCGAGATATCTTTTATTAAAAACTTATGGTTCTATTGAAGAGGAGGGAAATAGTATGTCATTAATTGATTTACCGGGTATCGGTGGATATTTATCATATTCACGACCAACGAATAATTATTTCCTTATTCAGAATATCCCCCCTGGTTCTCCACCCGGATCTCGTGCACAATCACCGCCAATATCCCGTACAACATCTCCTTCCACAGGTGTCGGTGGCGGTAGAAAAAAAAATAAACGTCGTAGTCACAAGAAAAAAAGAACATATAAGAAACCTTTAAAGAAATCAAGGAATAAATCTTTGAAGAAATCAAGGAAGAAATCAAGGAAGAAATCAAGGACGAAATCAAGGAAGAAATCTAGGAAGAAAAATAAGAAGAAAAAATAATTTAAAGTTGATATAGTATAGTATAGTAATCATAAATGAAAAAAATGAAAAAAATGAAAGAAATGAAAGAAATCGAAGTCTTTCGTTTAACCCCTGAACTAAATAAATATTATGAAACTGCATTGCTAACAAGAAAAGAAGGACGATATCCAGATGAAAAATATTATACAACAAATACACCAAGATATGTTGGTAAATTTATGATACAAATTAGAACCGGTTATGGAGATGGTGTTCAAGTGGTCGATATATTTGAAAATGAAAAGGGTGAAAAAGTAAATGTATACTATACATATGAAGGGACTACTGCATATCGTGAAGTAGATGAACTCAAAATGAATCTATAATTTTATCATCTATATGAAGGACATCTAGATAATATTTTTTTATTTACTTTTTTAAAATATAGTATAATTGTATACTATGGTCAAAATTGGAATGATATGTTGGAAACAGGGGGGAGGTACAAACGATTATATTTTACAGAAACCTTTTAAACCCTGGAAAAAAGGTTTAGAAGTTGTTAAGAAAGGGAAATATAAAGGTAAAATACCACTGGAAAAAGCGATTATTGCCGCGATGGAATCTAAATATGATGACATTGAAATAATGTATCTTAATAAATTTGACGAAGAAAAAATGAGAAAAAATGATATTAACTTTTTAGTGAGTTTAAATTTATTATTTGCATGGGAAAAGGGGACCAAAGAGTACAATCGCGTTTATAAATTAATGAATGATCCAAGTCTTAATATTTATCCTAACCTTAAAGAACAGATGTTTTTATTTAATAAAGGAGATTATTTAGAATATTATAAGGATAAGGGTATACCGATTGCCCCAACATTTATTGTTAAAAAAGATAGAAATATAAAGAGATTAATTGCAAAGGTTGAAGAACATGGATGGAAATCATTTGTTTTAAAACCTCATTATGCTTATGCGAATATAGGGATTGGTAAGTTTGATATTAATGAACCAAATGTTCAAGGGAAGGTTTCTAAATATTTAACAAAACATAAACGTTTCCCTGGTTTCGTTTGTCAAGAAGTAATGGATGGATTTGCAAAATTTTGGGAAGTAAAATCTTTTTGGTTAGATGGTAAATTCAAATACTATGTTGCTATGAAAGCCGCAGATAAAGTTTTTAGCGAAGAAAAAATATATGGAGAAAATCCAAATGAGTTTGGTAAAGTATCTACACCTGTCCTTAATGAAATCAAACGAATGAGTAAGAAAATAATAGAAGATTATCCTAAAAATTTAAATAAATATTCAAATCCACCTATGTATCTTAGAATTGACTTTGGGTGTTGTATGGGTAATACAATGGATGGTAAAAGTTATTTTTTAAATGAAATAGAATTTGCGGGTTGTGCAACGTTTAGTGAAGAATCTGGTCTTAAGAACTTTAGTGAATTGTGGGCTGAAACTTATTATAAGAAAGCATTGGAGTTTAAGTCTAAAAATAAATATCCAAAAAGAACAAAAAGAATAAAAAGAATAAAAAGAACATCAAAACTAAAATCAAGAAGAAGTGTTCGAAAAAAGTAACGGATAGAAAGAGTAAATAAGAAAATAATATTATATTAATATTATATTAATATATATATGAATACTTATTTTATGGATTATCCAATAAAAACAAATGCATCTACTTCATTTATTAATCGTGATTATAGCGTCAGTACAACAAAAGATCCAAAATGTTTAACAACCCAAACATATAAAGAAAGTTGTACTCCAGATACCATGTATGGTTATCAACGTCCATTAAATGAACAATGTGCAAGTATTACGGGTGGCATGGTATCACCCGATGAACAGTGTAATTCTTTATGGAATAACATGACACGTAGAAAAACATTAATTAAAGATTATTAACTTATTAAATAATAAGATGCCTTTTTTAAAAAACAACCACCATAATTTATTTGAAAAACAACCTTTACAATTTAACAATTTTATTTGTAAAGATTGTAGTGCTAAAAAGAAAGAATATGAATATCAAGAAGAAAGCGATGAATCTCCAAAAGATATTCTTAATTTAGGATATATTGAAATATCAAGTGGGAAGTATCCAATACATGTGACAACACCAATAATGGTGGCACCATTTGGATTTAATAGACAGACAAATCAGATATATTTGCAATTTACAAATGTACGGACGGATGCTGAAGTGAATAGTTTTTATAATTTTGTACAAAATTTAGAAATGCAACAAATGGGATATTTAGGATTAGAGGAAGATGATGCTGATTTATATAATTCACAAATTAAACATGATGCGAAAGGTAAATATGATCCAAATTTAATTATAAAGGCCCCCTTTTCAAAGAATAAGTATGATATCGATATCCATAATAAAGAAGGTGAAGAATGTAGTATTTCTAATATCTATAAATTTACGAAAATGCAATGTGATATTTATATTGATAAGATATGGAAGTTTAATGAAAGATATATTTGTAAGTGGAAGGTAAAAAAAATTCAATTGCGTTAATATAAACAAGATTCTTTCTATTTAATAGTTAAAAAAAAAATGACAATTATAAAATACGATAAATTGAATCCTGAAGATATTAATTATTCTATCCCTGAAAAATTAGGGTCTAGTTATTTTGGTTCATTTAGTTTCGGAGAAACCCTACAGCCACTATATATTCAAACACCTAAATTAAAAACGGTTACAAATATTGGAGAGTTAAAGGATAAAAAAAATCCTTTTTTAGAAGTTGAAATACCAAGCACTAATTTTGATCTCTATGATTTATTTTTATCAATCGACGATCAAAATATAAAAAAAACATTACATCAATCTGAAGAATGGTTTCAGAAAGAAATACCATTGGAATCAATTGATGATATGTATAAACGCACTACAAAGCCATTTAAAAAAGGTGAAAGTCCAACATTAAGATTTAGATTACCTCTTATTAAAAATAAGATTGAATGTACTGTTTATAATCAGCAACGCGTATTTGTTGATGTAGAAGAAATTAAAGAAAATATGGACGTTATATTAATTCTACATTTAAGAGGATTAAAGTTTTTAAAACACAATTTTTACTGTGATTGTTATGTTTCACAGATTAAATTATTCCAAGATTCATCCGAATCGAAATATAATATTATTCAAGAATATTCTTTAATAGAAGATGAAGAAGAGGGTGAAAAAAATATCAATTATAATGATATTTTTAATGAAGAAATAACAAATGCATTTAAACAAGAAGAAAAACAGAAAGCAGAAGAATTAAAACAAAAAGAAGAAAAACAGAAAGCAGAAGAATTAAAACAAAAAGAAGAAAAACAGAAAGCCGAAGAATTAAAAAAAGGACGCATCAAACAATTAAAACAAAAAGAAGAACGTATTAAACAATTAAAAGAAGAAATAGAAAATGAAAATAATGAATTGAAAAAATTGGAAATGGATGATTAAATAATAAATTAATGTAATTTTAAAAATTTTTTTATGTAATATATATATAAATATGGATTGTCAAAAATTAATTGTATATGGTATTCTTCTATTGGTTGGTATTTATGTATTAAGAGATGTTTGTGGTATAAAAATACCAATGATTGAAGGTATGGAAAATATAATTGGTACTCCCACCAATAACAGTCGCCCTGCAAATTCAAATATGGTTGGATTCGCAGGGAATAACGCCGGCCCTGGAAATTCGGAATTATTGAACACACCATCTCCTCCGATGAATGTACAAATGGTTCAAGGTGGAAATGGAGCATTAGATGCTGCTGTTAATTCTACTGGACCTTCACTGGGTTTAGGATCGGCTCAACTTTCAGCATCGGAATCATCCGGCAATGAATTTAATCTTCCTATTCAAGGGATTGAAACTGCTCCTGCAAATTGTTATCCCCAAAACACACTAACTCCTCAAGATCTTTTACCTGAAGGACAAGCAAGTCAAATTCAAGAGTTTAATGAAGGTGTCCCGGAGGTTGGAGAAGGTATTTTAAGAGGTATTAATTATTTAGATGCTGGATTCCACGTGGGTGTTAATACGATTGGACAAAGTTTGAGAAATGCCAACCTTAACTTACGCGCAGAACCACCAAATCCGAGAACACAAGTAAGTCCTTGGATGATGTCAACTATTGACTCCGATTTAGCCAGACAACCTTTAAATGATGGCGAGTGTAACACTATCCCTGGTCAAGGAATATAAATCATATTATAAATAAATTTGATAATTTTTAGATAAAACTATCTAAAAGTAATTATATAATATAATATAAATGTTAAAAGAAGATAAATTCAAGGCAAACCCTTACAATAATAATAATTCTTTACTTACTGAAACAGATGTCGTTAATATTATGAATTCCCTTAATATTAATGATTTTAAACCAAATAATATTTCTTTTTATCAATTATCTTTCATTCATAAATCTTATTGTAAGCTCAAAGATTATCAAGATTATGAATATCCAGGAGCCCCTTGCTTACCCTTACAGAATGAACCTTATGAGAAAATCGAATTTTTGGGAGATGCAATTTTAGGGAGTGTTGTTTCGGCATATTTATATCGTAGGTTTTATGAAATTCATGGTCAAAATGAAGGTTTTTTGACAAAGTTAAAAATACGCATTATTTGCGGTGAAAATCTATGTAAGTTATCAAAAAATATGTCATTTGAAAAGTATCTTGTTCTTTCAAAACACGTCGAAGAAACATGTTCTGGTAAACAAAACAGTAATATTTTAGAAGATGTTTTTGAAGCATTTATCGGGGCTCTTTATCTGGACCATGGATATGATATTGCTGAAAAATTTATTATTAGCGTCGTTGAAAAATATGTAGATTTTACAGATATTTTGATGAATGATACAAATTATAAAGATCAAATATTAAGGTACTTTCAGAGAAATAAAGAAAACTCTATCAAACCAATTTATAAACACAGCAAATGTGAAGAAAGTGGATTATTTATATGCGAACTTTATCATAATAGTAAACATATTATTACTGGGAAAGGGATAAGTAAAAAAAAATCAGAACAAGATGTTTCTAAAAAGGCATTGATTTATTTTAATGTTATCACATAAATAATATATTCAATAATTATATATTTATGTCTAAAGAGTATGTTATTAAAGATAATGTATATCTTACCTTATTAAAGTATTTTAAAGGTGAGATAGTTTATTTGAATGCAAATATTTTAAAAGAATTAAAGTCGGGGATTTATAAAGGAGAACCGGTAGAACCAATTGATAAATCTGTTTTAAAAGTTTTTGTGACTATTTTAAAGCTTAAAAAACAAAAGCCTGAAATTTATGCAAATATGAAATGGGTATATCCTGAATGGGATGAAAAAGAAAAAGATAAAAAATTAAGAGAATTTTTCCCGGAAGATTATGAAGAGGAAGAAACGAAAGATGTTTTTTTGTTACAGACGGAGGATGATAAAGAGGTATATGTTGAAACATTATCACCTGGTCCTCAAGTTATCTCAAGAATACAGGCTAAAAACGAAAAATATTTTACATTTGAAGAACAAGTTGATATTTTGACTTCTTTTTATACGAGTTTTGATCCAGAAAAAACAGAAGATGAAGTTCGTGGTATTGTAAATAGACGTAGACCCAAAGGGACGCCGAACGAATCAAGAATACCAACCCCCCAATGGTTAGAATTATGTGATAAATTAGGAAAAAAATATGGGTTTCATCCATTGGAGACGGCATATGTGGATGGTTATAACTATGGAAAAGATATAGAGGATGAAGATAAAAAACCATCTGGAGAAATAGAGGAAGTAAAAGATGATATTTTTAATGGTGTGATACCACAAAGGAAAGCATTTATTGATTGGGTAAATCAAACATTTTATAAAGAACAGATAGAAGGATACAAACAATATCTTAAGAACTTACCGAAACCTGATTCAGAAGAAGAAAGAAAAAAAATAAGATCATTAAAAATATATCAGTATTTTGTAAAACAATATCTGTCGATTGAAACACCATTCAGGGGATTACTTGTTTATCATGGGTTGGGTACTGGTAAAACTGCGACATCAGTTGTTACGGCCGAAGGACTGTCCAAATCAATGCCTATCTTTACTTTCTTACCTGCATCTTTAGAAACCGAATTTATTAAAGAAGTTCGTGGTTGGGGGGATGTATTATTTAATGTCGAGAAAAACAATTGGATTTTTTACCCTTTGCAAGAAATAAAGGGCGATTTAAAATTAAGAAAAATGTTAAATGATGATTATGGAATCAATGAAAAAATAATTAATGGTATTGTGAATGCGACTAAAAAAAATCTTAAAAAAGCGATTGATGAAGATGAAAATATCAAAGAAAACGTCCAACGGATAATGCAAAAAATAAATGAAATCAAAGGTATTTATCTGCAATCCCCCAACATAATAAATGAAAATAGAACGATATATACTCACAATGGAGAACCAATCTTAAAATCAGGGGAGACATTTAACGGCGAATGTAATAAGCTTACCGAAGAACAAAAACTTTTCATTGAACAACAAATAAACTTCCTTATAAAACTTAAATATAACTTTATCCACTACAATGGTTTTCCAGAAGTAGATAAAGTTAATTTTAGAGATGTTATACCCGACGAATTGGATGGAGAAGATGATGCTGGGACTAGTAATCAAAGGTTAGTCACATATTTTGTTAAAAAATATCAAGAAAATGTTGAAACACATGGTGTTTTATCTCCATTTAGAGAAAATGTAATCACAATTGATGAAGTTCACAATTTTATCAATCAAATTATGAATGGTAGTGCCCCTGCAAATGTTTTTTATGATTGGATCATTAATAGTGAAGACGTAAAAATCATATTTTTATCAGGAACACCCATTATTAATAAACCCGCCGAAATTGCGATCCTTTATAATATGTTACGAGGTGTCTTACATATATTTAATTACACCGTTTTATCTGAAAGAGATGATTTTGAGGTTCAGCAAGAACTACGTCAAGAATTTTATCAAAAGAATTCATCGATAGAGCAGTTGCATGTATCTAGAAATAAGGGTAAATTAGTTATCTCATTTATGAAAAACAAAACTAATTTTGAATCTATCCTTGAAGGCGATATTGTAAAGACGGTAAAGTTTAATAACCACAGTTACGATGATTTTTTTGACGAAATATCAATCGGATTATTAAAATTTTTTGATGCTGATAAAATCACACCAAATAGAGAACAATTATCAAATACATCAATCAATAAATTAAAGAAAGGTATCCCTGAAATTTATGATGAAGATTTAAATCTAATTTTTAATCGTAAACAACGTCTATTTGATTTATATGAAAATAATACAATTCTAGATTTATCAAAGAATGAAAACTTTGTCGAATACTTTTTAGACGATAATTTTAAGATCCCCGAAAAAAAACAAGTCTTATTGAGAAGAATGTTGATGGGGCTAACATCCTATTATCCGATTGATCGTTCCTCAATTGTCAATATGCCAGAGATAATAGAACCGAAGATTATCCCTAAATATAAGGACTACAAAATTGTAAATAATATTAATATTGTCCCCTGTTTTATGACATCAACCCAGTGGGTTAATTATGAAGAAGAGTATCTAAAAGAAAAAATGAAGAAAATACAGCAGATAAGAAGAAGAGATCTCTATAATGAAGAAGGAAACTCTACGTATAATATACGGACACGACAAAATTGTAATATTGTTTATGAAGATGATTCTTTTAGAATTGAAAGAGATGAAGTTAAAAAAGACGAAGCATATCGTATGATGGCTCAAAATGGCCATTTTTCTTATGATGGTACCCTTGCATTATTTTCTCCAAAGTTTTACAATATTATCAAAAATATGAAAAAGTTTATTAATCAATCCGATGTTCCAACTGGTAAGATCCTTTATTACAGTGATTTTAGACATGAGTCAGGGTCAGAGGCGTTTGAAAAAATATTAATTCAGAATGGATACGAAAAATATGATTCTGAAAAAGAGGATATCGATTCATTGAGTTCAAATAAAAAGATAAACAAAAGATATACATTTATCACAGGTAAAGAATCACAAGAACAACGTCGTATTAATAAAGAAGCATTCAATCATCCTAATAATATAAGGGGTGAATATATTCAAATTATACTTATTTCAAGTTCTGGAGCAGAAGGTATTTCTTTAAAGGCCGTCAGACAAGTTCATGTTATGGAACCCTTCTGGAATTATATCCGTGTAGATCAAGTTTTGGGACGCGCCGCGAGAATGGAATCTCATATTGATCTCCCAGAAGATGAAAGAGATGTTGAACAGTATTTATATTTATCATTATTACCCGAAGGAGATACAATCGAAGAAGTTTTTGATTCAATAAAATCTTTAGAATGGATCGAAGTTTTAAATATCGAAAAAGGCGATGGAGATTTTAAAAAAATGTTAAATGAAAAACATAAAAACGTTTATAAATCAATTACAAAAATACTATCGATGAAAAAAGAAACAAATGATAGAACCGTCGATCAAATATTATTTGACATCATGGAAAAAAAATATAATATTAGTTCTAAAATAACCGAAATAATTAAAGAAGCATCTGTAGATTGTATACAAAATACGAGAGACGATATTCAATTAAATGAAAAATGTTTGCGATATTCTAAAAAATTGAATCAAGAAGAATCTCATTTCCCTGGTATCACATCTGCAAAATTAAATGAGATTGATCAAAAACAGTTTAAATCACAATTTATGTTCCATATAAAACCTGATAATTATGTTGTATTGGCAAGGAAAAATGAGCAAGATATTTTCATTTACTATCGTGTTCAGGATGAAGGGGATAATATAGACATAAGATATATCAGAGAAAATGGTTTACGGTTAGCGGACTATGATCCCGCGAGTAATCATCTTTCATTTTACGAAAAGAAAGATCATCCACTAAATAAAAAATTAGGTAAAAAATTCTCCGTTTTTCAAAGTATTTATCAAATCCCCGAGTATCTATTACAAACCAAAATAAGTAGAAGTATTTTTCCAAGATTAGAAGAGATAATTTCAGAGGATAATTTATTAGGGACTATTATCAAATACAACATTTCCGAAAAATTGTTTTATTCTCCACATAAAAAAGAAAGTTTTGTGAGGCTTTTTAGCTATGAAAATTATATTGAAAATTTTGAAACGGTTGAAGAAAGCGAATATCTCATTTTAAGAGGCGAACGTATATTTAAACTATCGTTATAATAATTCACTTTTGTGGTTATATTTATTTTTAAGTAAATAGTTCATATTATGGATTTCACCTTGTTGATCAATTATCAATTTTCGACAGAAATCTAACAAATAACTATTATTAGTATGTATTAATAATCTTCTGCTCATATCAATTGCAACTTGATGGTGAGGTATCATATGTTCAAGGTAGCTTGTCTCGTTTATGTCCATATGTTTCATATGTTCTTCATGGTCATTCGGTTTGAAAAATAATGGATTGCAATTTCCATCTTTTGATTTTGACATGATTGGTTCAAAAAGATCTAATTTTGTGGTCGTGTTTTCAGTAATCCATTTCCCCGTCGCGAAAGTAGTTTCTGCAAGTTTTTCTTTCATAAAATTCATTTCCCATATTTCATAACTTTGTTTTCGGATTATATCTCTACATAAATGTAGTATTATTGGATCTTTTGAATATGGTGTTAACATATTACTCATATCAATCGCAACTTGATGATGGGGTATCATATGTTCAAGATATTCAATGTCAGATAATTTATCTGTACATGGATTTGGCCCCTCAATATTTACAATCTTTTTTTGATGGTTCATATCTTATAATATAACAATAATAAATATATAATAATAATATAATAAATATATTTATTATTTTATAATGATTAACGACTTAAACTTTCTCCATTTCTTAACAACTTCATGTATAATTGAAGTGTTTATTTTAATATTATTTAAATTTACAAAACAAACAAGTCCTGCGATTATAAATTGGTATGGTAATTTAGGATGGACGGCCATCATATTAGATATTTTATCTTTAATGATAGGTTTTTATCTTTCTAAATTTATATATCAATTTCTGATAAAAAATAATTATTTAACGAAAAAAAATGAATTTATTAAATTTCTAGCAATTGTATTATTCGTTCAAATTGTGCATGATTTTCTATTTTACTTTTTTGTTATTAACCCATCTCCGAAAAATATGAATCGTGTGATTGATGAATTCAAAGAATATGCAAAGCATTACGGAACAAAAGCGGTTAAAGCGGATTCACTCATGTATATTGCATCAACGCCGATATTATATTACATAATTAAAGAACAAAAAACATCTACAAATACATTTATCTCAATTGTATCTTTTTATGTATTAGGGTATTTACTTCATCAAAAACCACGATTTAATTAAAATAAATGATATTTTGATTACTCATATTCATTATTTTCATATCTATATTAGTATAGATACGGTCATCTAACTCTTCTAAACCTCTATAATCGCATACTAAAATATTATCTTGTATTTTTTTTATTTTTAATGGTTCTTGGAAAATGTGAAATAGATTATTATGAGAATTATTATTAATGATTTTGATATAATCTCCAGTTTTATAGTCATTTTTATGTATTGAAGAACATGTAAAATAAATACGGTTATTTTTTAATTCAACAATATTTACTTTTAAAATATCATATACCGAATACTTTTTTTCACTTATATCTCTTATATCAATCGTTATTTTCAAGGTTCCGCTATTTTTTAGAATGTGTTTTTGTATCGGTTTATATACTCCATAATTTCTATTTGTACCTTCTATCACCTCCGCTTGTTGCATATGTAGAGATGTATTTAATTCAGGGATCGTTAAAACGAATACAGGGATACTAAAAATATAATTATCTTCTATTGGTATGATTATTTTGGAAATCGTATTTATTTTTTCAAATGGGATATTCACATTTTCTAGATTAATACGGTAGTTATATCTCGACGAATGAATGTTTGTCCGTTTGCTCGAATTAAAATGACAGTATATTAATTCATCACTTTCATCACTTTCATTACTCTCATTATTCTCATTATTCTCATCACTTTCATTACTCTCATTATTCTCATTATTCTCATCACTTTCAAGGCTTATTTCATTTACATATTTCTCAATTGGGGCTATTTTATTTATCAACGTATTCAAATCTTCTGAATTCGCTTCTTTAACTTCATATGTAATATTATCTTCATTTTTATTACTATCTTGTTTATCTAATATTAGATCTTGTTTCTCCCTTTGTTCTAATAATTTTTCAAACTCGTCTTTAATGATAGGCAAAGTATTTTTTTCTGTAAAATATTGAATATTTGTATCAAGCAGATATTGATTCATTTGTTCTATTTCATCGGCATTATTCTCTTCAAATACTTTCGGGATACTTTCTAAAAAAGAATCATAATTATCGGTTTTATTAGTAATATCTATGTTTTTTTCTTTTTTCATTATATCACATATCAGACCATACATGTGTTTTTTGTTAATATCAGAATGAAATTGTTCATAAAGGGACATTATAATATTTTAAAACAAGTTTATAAAAATAACAGATAAACGTATATTATCTTTCCCTATCAACCAATGCATACCCTGGTATCGGTTCAAAACCCTCTATGATTTCATGTTCTTCGTCGTGTATTTCGTCGTGTATTTCGTCGTGTATTTCATTATTATTATTATTATTATTATTATTATTATTATTATTTCTTGGATTATTGTTTAAAATAACATCTTCTGTAATGATTGGTTCATCTTCACCCCCTTCACTGTTAAATAATGAATAAAAGTTGCTAAAAAAATTATTCGAAGATTCAATTGTATCCGTATTTTCACTTGGTGGGATATTTTTCATTTTATTTGTTTTATTTGAATTTGTTTTATTTGAATTTGTTTTATTTGAATTTGTTTTATTTGAATTTGTTTTATTTGAATTTGTTTTATTTGAATTTGTTTTATTTGAATTTGTTTTATTTGAATTAACTCCTGTATGTTTTATAGTCTGTATTTCTTTTTGAGGTGGAGGTTGACATACACAATCAGGGCATTCATACTTTTTTTCGGGACAAATACACGAAGGACACGGGGGAATAATTACTTCTGGCATGACGGGACATTCGGGACATGATATGTCTAATTTATCAATTTTGTCGTTAATTTCGAATGATTTTTCATTAATTAATTCTGTTTTATCTTTTAATAACTTCATCCTTGTTACATTTTTGTTATAAATATAGTAATGTATTGTCAATGAAAATAAAGATATGAATAAAGTAAAAATCAGCATAATTTTTTCAATATTTTTTTTTTTAAAGGTGATATTCCATTTTTTAAATAATATTCTATTTAATTTATTAATGTAATTCATAATCGTATATTATACTATTAGATTATTTATTTATATTTATATTTATAAAAAATTTCTTCCTGTAGCTGGCTATTTTTTTGTCTGTTAAATCTCCACCTTTGTAATCCAGAAAGCATTTCCCCTTTAACATTTCTGTTAAAAAATGTAAACAATAGACACCACATTCAGTATTACCATATTGGTGACGAATATCATTGAAGTAAATGTTAAATTTATAATTGTTTTGGATCTGTAGTTTTTCGATCAATTTTATTATTTGGACAGGTATTTCTTCTATGTTCTTGATGGGTTTCGCTGAATCAAAATAATAAATCGCTGGTTCATCCATATTTATACCTTTCATATCTATAAACATCGAAAACCAATGTTGTCCTGATTTATTATGGGTATCCGTATTAAAAACCATCCCAATACATTTTTTATTTTTTAATTTTTTAAGATCAATTTCACATAAATCACTAACCTTGCATGTATTATCTATAAATTTAAGGTTAAAATCAATTGGCGTAGCACCATAATATTTAAAATGTGGGTATTTTTTTTCATACTGTTCCATAACATTATTAATATCGGTCGTAGTTAGCCATGTATTTGGATTTTCAATCCACTCTTTTGGTTCCCGTGGTTTGAAAAAAGCATTTATTTTTTTAATATCCCTTGAAGATAAATGCTTGGATAATAGTTCGATATTTATCCAACAACTTTCGGTGCTGCAATTATTTTTATTATTTAGAAATTCGGATATTTCTTCAAAAATTTTTTTCTTTGAGCGTTTCTTGATTTTAATATTTGCTCCATAGTTTTTATTAAGAATTTTAGAAAATTTAATTAATAATGTCTTTGATAAACAACTATCTTGTATTTTTTCTTTCCTTGGAGAACAATGTTCTTTGTTAAACATTATATACTATATAAAAATATTTAAAATTATTTTGAATATTTATTATAGATAGAAATGGATTTACTCACCTCAAAAGAAAATATTATCCAAGAAATAAACAATATCGTCAATTATTATCAAGATAATGTAAGTCAAAGCGATGAAAAGATAAAAGAAATAACGAAAGATATTTCTTTGACACATAAAATGAATCAAAAGCTACTAAAAGAGATTGAAGGAAAAGATAAAATGTTGTCTCTTTCTGAAAAAAAATGCTATGATTATGAAATTATGATTAATAAAATTCAAGACGATGCAAATAAAGAAATGGACGAAAAAACAAAATATGATATGATAAGGGCAAAAGATAAAGAAATTTTTAATCGCGAAAAAGAAATCAAGAAATTACAGAAACAAGTGGATGAATTAACGAAACAAGTATTAGAAAGTAGTGATAGTAATGGTGGTGAAGAAGAAAAAAAAGATTACGAAAATTTATGGAAAACTGAAAGTCGTAATTCTTTGATTGATGATCCTGAAAAAGTAAACATCGCGGTTGAGGGATATAAAAATCACACAAACCTAACTGATGCAACCGAAAAATGTGTTGGTTTATCAAGTATGGGTATTAATGGATGGTATCATGATACGATTACAGAAAATTCCAAAACATTAGACAAAGAAACATTAGTCGAAAAAATGAAAGAAGTTAACCAACAACAAACTGTAAAAGATGAATTAGAAAATCCAGTTGTAACAGAGGTTGTTGAAGATGTTGAAGATTCAGGGGAAACAACGGAAGAGCTTTCAGATGTTGAAGATAAAACAGATGTAGAAGATAAAACAGATGATAATCTAGAACAATCAAGCGAAGAAGAAATCACTGTAACCTCTATCAAGCACTATGGAAAAGAATATTATATTATTGTTGGAGAAAATCCTCAATATATCTATGCAATCGAGGATGGTGAATTGGGGAAAGAGGCAGGGATTTTGAAAAACGGCAAGAAAAATATGTATAAAAAATAAACTAGATATTATCTAAAAAACTAACATATTTTTTATATAGTTCTTCTTTTGATTGGACATTAAAATGTTTTAAAAATGCTTCTTTTTCATTTTTGAAAAAGTTTATCAATTCCGGATCTAAATAGTTCGCCTTACATACCGCGCTGGTATTATGGAGTTTACATGCAACATGTTCGATGCTTTCTTTGATACATGTTTCTATTTCTTTCTGTTTAACAATATTCATTTTTCTACAATATTTATTGATTTGGACAATAAATTCTATATTTGCTCCCCATGTTCTAAAATTTTTCGCAGTAAACTTGCCGAAATGTTTTAGATATTTATTTACATCAGATGATTGAATATTAAAATATTTATTCCCTTTGCGATACGAAAAGATACGATCTTTTTTCTTAAGAGTCTTTTTTTTTTCTTTTAACGTCTTAATTACTTTTTTATTTTTAACTGTGCATATATTTCTCACTTTCTTTTTACCAATAAAATCAATAATAACACTCTCTTTCTTAACTTTTACATGATGATTTTCTAACGTAGTTGTACCATATGAATTATATTTTTTTGAATAACGTTCATTTCCTATACGAAAGTGACACTCCATAATTAATTTTAATATCATAGCAACTTGTTTTTCTTTTGAATCCTTTGGAGAATACAAATCTTCATTAATTGTTTGATTTATTTTTGTAAATTTCTTTCCAAACGCAGACATATGATCAAACTTTTTATTTTTTTGTGATTCAATATAGTCCTTATTGTATACATATTGAGAACGATTCTGATCATCATATCCAATCGCTCTAATTTTGGATTTTTTTTTAAGATTAATTTTTACATTATCATATGCAGGGGATATATAAATATCCCCGATTATTTTTTCAATATATTTTTTATCTTTTATTTCTTTTCCTTTCACATCGTAATATTTATGATAATATTTTTTATCTTTCTGTTTTGATATTTTACGAAGAACATATTCTTCCATCTATATATTATATCTTATTTATTTTGAGTTTTCTTCGGTTTTACTTTCTGTAATTTGTATGAAATAGTTACAGGACGATTTTTCCATAGGTCATCCATACATTCATCTAATTTATCTTGTTCGGTTAGATATTTAGATAAATTCTCTCTGATGTTATTTTTATTTAATCCTTTTTTTGTTTTCCTTTCATGACATTTTAATTTTCCATTTTCAGTATTAAGATCAGAAACATTATGCGTCGTCATAAATTTTGTTATTTCGGGTTCTAACTCTTTATTCCTTACTTTTTTAAGGTCTCTAATTTGAGATTCCAATTGTGAAATTTGATTATCAACGTGTAACCATCTTTGCACTTTTTCTTTAAAAAAAGTGATTTCGTTGGGTGGGATTTGTTCAAATGTATTCATATTATTCATGTTATTCATCATTTATATAATACTTTTAAATTATTTAAAAAAAATAATATATTTTTTATTAAATGCAAAATTTATTTCTTATTCTTTTCCTAATATCTATTAATAAATTAGCAAGTTTATATGCAACCAAAAGATCACTATTATTAAATGAACCATATAAACCATTACCGGATCTATTACATGATTTTTTACCAGTTACAGATATTAAGTTACCAGACTATATTTTATTATTATTATTTTTTTTTCATATATTATCTAATGAAGTAAATAATATCGATTATTCTAAATTAATAAATTCATTATTAATTAGACCAATATTTGTAATATCAACAACACTACCAACTTGCGTTCCATTTATTGAAAATAAATCATATTATCAATTACTTTTTGTTAATTCCCATGATTTGATGTTCAGTGGTCATACTATATTTTTTATATTTTTTAGTGAAAAATATAATAGTTATGTGAAATATTTAATAAAATATGTTTGTCCATTATCACTTATTTCTTCAAGACAACATTATACAATTGATATATTTGTATCTTATTTAGTATATTATTTTTTTTGAATAATATTTAAAAAAAATAATATATTTTTACTAAATGGATTATCAATGTAATCATATTTTAACGAAAGGTAATAATAAAGGAGAAAGGTGTAATAAAACAGCATGGTTTCCCTTTTTTTATAGATGTTTTTGTAAGCAGCATGCTTTAATGAACAATGTTCCCGTAACACCCGAAGAAACTAATATATTTATAAATGATCTAAAAAAATATAATAATATAATTAAATAACATGTGGTACATATGTCCTAAATGTAATGGTGTTGGATATATAGATAAAAAAGAATGTTTAATGTGTCGGTTTGATATTACAGCTGATAGAAATGGAGAAAATGGATTAAATGATGAAAAATTAATATTAAGAGGTAAAATATGGGTTACAGATAATTTTATAGATCCAGTATCTCCACCTACTAGCCCCCGTTAAAGCATATGATAAAGAATATACGGTGCGAATATTAAAAGTGTAATTTTATCTACATATATATATTAAATGGGCGAAAATTATAAAATAGGAAAAAATTATTTGAATAAAAGTGACTTTAAAAATGCTATTTTATATTTTAAAAAAGAATCAATTAAAACAAAAATTGTTTTAACTGATTTAGGATACACATATATGCAAATAAATGATTTTAAAAATTCTTTATATTATCTTGATAAAGCGATTGAATTGGATAATCATTTTTTATATTCAAACTTTAATAAATGTGTTTTATTGAATCGTTTAAGGGAATATGAAACGGTTGTTAAAATAGGAACTAAACTCATAAAATTATATCCCGATTATACACCAGCTTATTATGAACTCGCTGTTGCATATTATAACATTGAAAGAAAGAAAAAAAAAATGGATACTACAAAAGTATTAGAATTATGTGATAAAATAATTAGTTTCAATCAAAATAATCATTGGGCATATTTACTGAAAGGATTAGCATACTATGATATAAAAGATTATCAAAAGGGTAAAGATCACTATTATAGAGGTTTATTAATTAACCCTAATATGATAAATATTAATGAAAAAATAATAGAATTATTAAAAAGTACGATTGCCTTAAATTTTTCAATAAAAAAAGAAGATCTTTTCGACAATGAAAAAATATTAATATCAAACATTATGGAAAAAGATAAAAAACAAATAAATGATAATCTTAAAATAATATTAAATGGTTTAGAAAAAAAATATACTTCTGATAGAGTCTCAAATGTAGGGGGGTGGCAATCTCCAAAAAGTTTAAATCTTTTGAAAATAGATTATAATAATGAAAGATTGAATAATACAATACAAGCATTTGAATTATTCATTCTTTCAAATATCAAAGAGTATTTTAAAGATAAAAAAAAAATTTTTTATGAACTTGAAGATATATGGGGTAATATTAATAGATATGAAGGATATAATAATATACATAATCATGGTTTAAATACTTTATCTGGTTGTTACTATGTTGATAGTGGGTATTCCGATGAAAAAAATACTCCATTAATATTTTATGATAATGATAAAAATGAAATTATAATGGATCAATTAGGGAAGGATGGTAATTTGGCATTATGGGATAGTGAAATATATCATTCAGTTCCTAAACACACGGGTGATAAACCCCGTATGTCTATTGCATTTAATGTAAATGTTATTTTCAAGTGATTTACAACTCTGTACGTAAAATTATGCATCATAATAATATCATAAAATTACCAATTAGTTATATTGTCAGAAAATCATAATGAATACTTCGAAACATTTAATATTAGATATTGTAGAGTTGAATTCAGAAGATGATGATGAAATTTTATTAGTGAAACAACAATATTTACAATTGACAAAGTAAGGGTTCCTTTTTTCAAAAAAATAGAAACACCCTTTTGAATATAATTATTTTATTATTTATAATTTATAATTTATAATATACATAAATGACTAATGGTTACAGATAATTTTATTTTCTGATAACACCTAAACAATATTCTTCATCATATTTTCCCGTTTGATTTATTTTATGGTTTTTACCATTGTGTTTCATGTAATATCCATAGGGTCCAATATGTATTTCAATTTCATCATTAATCTTTTTAGGATACTTGAGAAATTTAATTGCCTCCTCAAAGGTGAAATCTTTTTCATCGATATTTGACATTTCAAGATATTTTTGAACACCTACATTTTTCTTTTGATTTGATTGATTAATCATTTGAATATAGGGACCAAATTTACCACTACCAATATATATTTTCTTACCTTGTTTTTCCCCAAGAAGCTTAAGATTTGATGATTTTTTGAGATTCATTTGTTGATCTACGATTGTTATAAATGAATCATACACTTTTCGGATTACATCGACATAATTTAATTTTCCTTTTGCAATTTTATCAAGATCATTTTCAACATTCACAGTAAAGTCCTTATGAAGAATATTCATAAAATATTGTTTCAAATATTCCAAAACGTTTCTCCCAAGGGGTGTTGTTTGAATCCGTTTCTTAATAATTTTACCTTTTTGAATATCTGTTTTCTTGATAATTTTATTATCTTTCGTAAGGTGGTGTATTTTTAATTCAATATCTTCTTGTTTTATATCTTGAATCACGGTATATTTTCTGTTATAAAGAGTTCCTATTATGGCGGCATATGTCGATGGTCGTCCTATACCAGTTTCCTCTAGTAATGTTACAATCCCTGATTCATTATAAAGCAACGGTTTATTTGATTCTTTTTCTGTACACATGCATTCTTCTAAATGATAGCTTTCTTGAAATTCAGGTTCATTCAATTCTTCATTATTTTCTATCTTTTTTCCATAAGATAGAAAACCATGAAATGTAATTTCTCTATATTTAGTTGTAAAGTAGCCATACTTTTTGATTGCATCATTTGAAAGGTTAATACGATAAACATCATATTCAGCTGGTTTCATGTGTGATGTGACTGTCCTTTTTAGAATCATGTTATAGAGACGAGATTCTTCGGACGATACATTTAAATCACTTATAAGTTTTGTAGGACGGATTGCTTCGTGTGCTTCTTGTGCCCCTTTTACCTTTTTTTCATTTGGTTTTTGATAGAGAGTATCTCCAACATGTTCTTTAATTTTCGCTTGAAATTCTTCAGATATAAATGTTGAATCTGTGCGCATGTAAGTAATGTGTCCATTTTCATATAGTTTTTGTGCCAGATCCATCGTCATTTTAACAGGGAAACCGAGTTCGTTTTGAGCGGATGTCTGAAGGGTAGATGTAATGAATGGTTTTTTGGGGTATGTTTTATCTTTTGTTTTACTTGTATCGCGGACATTAAATGTTCGGTTTTTCTTAAACAGTTTGAATAGTTTTTTAAGAAACTCATCATCAAGGTCTATTTCGTCATTTGTAAAGATAAACTCTGTGTCTTTTAGATCCTTAAATGAGCCTTTGATATCGAGTTGTAGTTCAGGTTCATAAGATTCTATATATTTCTCTCGTTCATTAAGTAGATTAAGGAGTGCACTTTGAACTCTACCAGCAGACAAGCCTGTTTCGGATGTACTAATATGCTTCCAGAGACAAGGTGATAGTTTAAATCCTATGAGACGATCAATCATTCTTCTTGCTTGCTGTGCGTTAACTTCATCCATATTGATTTTTTTAGGTTTTTCGAGTGATTTAAGGATTGCTTTTTTAGAAATTTCCCGAAAAACAATACGGTTTTTTTTTGAAATATCTGTTTTTAGTACCAGAGAGGTGTGCCACGCGATTGCTTCACCTTCTCTATCATCGTCTGCTGCAAAAATAACATTTTTATCCCGTGAATTTTCTTTGAGCATTTTAACTACATCTTTTTTATCACTTGTAACTTTGTAAGTAGGTTTAAAATCATTATCAACATCAATCGATAGTTTCTTTTTTTCGAGATCAGTAATATGGCCACACGAAGATTTAACGGTATATTGATTTGATAGAAACCCTTGGATTTTTTTTGCTTTTGCAGGAGATTCTGTAATCAATAGATATTGAACCATGTTTGTTTTATTTAAAAAAAGATAAAACAATAATATCAAATTTTAACTTAAAAATTTGATGCTTACTTTATTTAATTATAATACAATAATATGGGTCGTGGTAATCAAAAAGGCGGGAAGAAACATAAGCGTGGAAAGAAAGGAGGATATGAAACCAAAACATTACGTTTAAAAGAAGAAGGCCAGGAATATGCACAAATTACTGCTTGTAAAGGGAATTGTAGGTTTGATGTAAAGTGCTTCGATGGGAAAGTTCGCATCGCGATACTTTGCGGTACTATGAAAAAAAGGAATTTTGTAAATGTGAAAGATATTGTCCTTATTTCATTAAGAGACTTCCAAGATTCAAAGTGTGATATTATTGAAAAATACGAAGATGCCCATGTACATCAATTAAAATCTGGTAATCACATCCCTGATTTTATCAATACAAATGAAGAGAATGAATATTGCGAAGAAATTGACGGTGGTATTGAATTTACGATGGATACAGATATTAATGAAGAAACATCCTCATCTTCATCATCAGAAGAAGAAATTAATCTAGAAGATATATAAAATATTGTAATTATATATATTGTAATTATATATATGGAATTATGTGATAAATATTTACATGAATTAATTAAGATAGACCCTACTATGAATGATTTTTTTTTATTTGATAATTATTTGCATTTAAAAGGTGTTTTACCTGACATTTATTCCGAAAAACATTATCAAAAACTACATACTCTGGATATAAAGTATCAGAAAATATTGGAAAAGAAAAACCCCCTTACATTATATGACCGTATCTTATTACGTGATATTAAACATAACATACATATGGAGATGAAATATGAAATTTATATGTATATGCCCATTAATTTAAATGAAAATATAATCGTTGACTATGTAACCGAATGTAGTGGCAATGGTCTTTACATTTTTGAAAAAAGAAAAGATTATCTTGATTTTATGTTACGATTAAAAACACTGCCAATTATTACGGATGAAATCATTCAAAAAATGAAATCGGGTATGGATAAAAACATATGTTTACCGAGAAAAACAGTTGATAAAATGATAGAAACGATGACAGATATATTAAAACATAGTTTATATGAAAATAAAAATAAAAGAAAACCAAAAGAGTGGAATATCCATGTTACTAAATATTTAGTAGAGAGTTTAAAGAAATTAAATACATTTTTAATAGATGAATATTATCCTTTTACGAAAGATAATCAGTTGGGTTTATCGCAATATAAGGGTGGTAAAGCGGCTTATAAGAAGATAATTCAATATAAAACGTTAAACAAGATACATCCTGATATGATAATAAAATTAGGTTTTAGCGAACTTAAAAGATTGATGAAAGAAAAAAAACGTTTGTCGAAAGTTTTGGGTTTAGACGATATTGATGCAGAGGTTAAAAAAGATGTATTTAGTAATAAAAAAAGTATTCTTACATCTTTAAAAAAGATCCAAACAAATCAACAAAAATTAATTTATCCAAAATATTTCCACGGTCAATTTCATGATAAAGATTTATATAAGATTAAATCAATCACAATGGAAAACAAACGATATTTCGCATATTATGTATCTGGTGATCTAAAGGGTAAGAAAAAAGGTACATTTTATATCAATACATTTATCCCAGAAACCGTAAATAAAAATGAATTATATGTGTTAAGTCTTCATGAAGGTATCCCTGGACACCATTTACAAATATTAAAACAAAATCGTTTAAAAACGCCAGATTATTTAAAATTGGGAGATGATAGTTATTCGGAAGGTTGGGCATTATATTGTGAAAATCTAGGGGATTATAAAGATGATTTTCAATATTATTACAAACTTCAATACGAAATATTACGTTCATTAAGATTAATAATTGATCCAGGAATCCATTACTTTGGTTGGGATTATCAAAAATGTTCTAATTTGCTGAAGGATTATTTACCAAATTATACCGAAAAGCAAATTGATAAGGCGATTTTACGATATATGAATGATCCCGGACAGGCAATTACATATAAAATCGGAGAAAAAGTATTCTTACATACAATTCATAAATTAATCGAGAAAGGACACAATATTAAAGATATTCATGAAAAGATTTTAAACGCAGGACCAATGCCAATTGAATTTTTGGTTGATCATTTAAATTAAAAAAATTATTAATAATAGAATGGATAAAAACACAATCAAAATTGTTAGATTACTATTATTATTTTTGATAGTATTCTTGTTTAGTAAGAAAAAACCTTTAGTAGAGGGGTTTAGTATGGAAGAGAAACAATCTCTATTCGATGATTTTATGGAGAATCACTATCGAAGTATTTTCCCCGATGGAGGGCGTAATTCGGGAGGACCGATGTTTTATCATTATTTTGTAAATAATATGGATTTAGATAGCGAACATTTTAAATTATATAATCAATTCTATTGTGGTGTGAGTGGTTCGATTGTATCTCCCAGTCGTTCAGGGGGGGTCATTTCAAATATGATTGTTTTAAAAGATTTATCAGGACAAGAATGGTTTGGTAGGTATTTTCGTTGTTGCACACCATGTCCGTGTGATTTAATGAAATATGCAAAAGTGGAACCCCATTCAGTTCAATTAAGTGACGGGATATATGAACACTATGTGATAACAATTGACGATCCATGTATCAATGCAGGAAATATCCCCCCCCAAGTAACAGCGTATCAATGTGAAAATGGTGTTACAATGAATGGTGTACGGGCTAGTTCGGGACGATTGATTGTAGCCATATTGTTTGGTCAAAATGAAATGACAGAATTACCGGTACATTATGATCCTGCAATACATGTAATTGATGCAGATCATTATTGTACTACGAGAATATGTCAAGGACCCGAAGAACTACAAGGTGGGATGGGTGATATTTTTGTTTTATTATCTCTTGTAGGAAACACGGAAACACCGAGCGTCCCCGAACGATTTGATTGTTCTGAACCTATGGAAAATATGAGCGATACACATGATACATTGGTAAATATATATGGAGAACCTTTGAAAAAATGCAGGGGTGAAGAAGCTGATGGGAGTGGATCATGGGATTCACAGGGATTTTGTAGTGAAATGGGTGGAGGCGTTCATCAAATATGTTTCGATGTAAATGCATCAACCGCTGGATTTTCAAGCGATACAGGTCAAAGTGATTGGTCGCAGGGGAGACTTAATAAAAACCACTGTATGTGTATTGGAGCATGGGCGCTATATAAGGCAAAACAAGATGCCACCGAGATATCTGAAACTCATAATGAATTAATTTGTGAGTCAATACCAAAAGTATCATTAACAGATAGTTATTTAGGTAATTGGGCGACATGGAATGGTAATGAATTACCAGGACAAATTGTCCACGGTGTGAATAAACTGGTAGAACAATGCTATGTAGAAACAGAAAATGAACAGGAAAAAGAACATTTAGAGAATTTATATATGGATTTAGTTAATAATCATCATGAATTTCAAGGGAATATTTTATCATTTAATCAGCGCTAAACTTAAAAATATATAAGCAAAGAAACCAAATGCCAACGAAATAATCCAACGATTTTTCATTTCAGTATAAATATCTGCCCAGGCGTCGGTTTGATCTTTTGAAGTTAAAGAATATAACATTAATGGACTTTTTGGGAATAAATAATAAAATAATAGTTTTATAACACTCGTAATAATTAATAATTTACATAATAAATATTTATCATTTTTATGTGTCATGTAATAGTAATATGCTATACCCATCCCCAATAAACTACCTGATATATAAATCAATAGTCTTTCTTTAACAATATTTTCATATATGTTTTTCTGTGTTTCATCAAGTAAATTATAAAATCTTCTAAATTCGCTTGTATCTTTGTTTAAGAAACTCATATAAATACCCGAAAACATAAGAGTTAATCCAATAAAACAATAATTGATTTGCATTTTATTATACTATATCATTTATTTTTTATCATTTATTTTTATCATTTATTTTTATCATTTATTTTTTTAATATGATATTGACAAACTTTATAAGTAAAAATAGTATTGATCAATGGATAAAATATTAATAAAGGAATTATTTTTTTCATTATCATAAAATTGAGTATATATATATTAATATAAATTTGAATAATAAATTATGTTATTATAAACACAATTAATAAAATGGTTAAGAATACACCTTTTCTGATTCGTAATCTTTCAAATGATAAAAAAGAAGAAGCAAAAAATGATTTTAATATGATAGAAACTATGTATAATTTAAGAGAAGAACTTGACTTCTATAAATCAATTTTTAAAAGTCACATAAATTCAGCGATATTTAATTTAAGAATAAAAAAGATAAATGGAGAAAATGTATGGTATGATACAGTTATGGATAGAACAAAGATTCTATATTTACTGGATGAAGACGATGAAGTAAAAGAATGGAAAAAGCCCATAAGATGTGAAAGATAATTTTATAATCTGTGTGGCATAATAGGATGACATTCCCAGTAATATCGTTTCATTAAACTGTACAATGGTGTTTTTATGGGATACATATATGTACTGTCCTGGCCAGGTAATACAATTTCTAATTGTTCTTTTGGTGTATAAGAATTATCATTTTTTTCAATAATATCAATTGTTTTCATATTATTACAATATTTATGAAAATCTGTTATCAATGGTGCAAATTGATATTGATAATACCATCTCCAATGAATACATTCATGAAAATAATACTGAAATGTCCAAATAATTGATTTGAAATATTCTTTACATAACCTATTTTTGTCATTTTTAAGTATCATTTTATAGCTTGGATTATAATTCAAAGATCCATAAAAATTATACATATAATAGTTTTTATGCATGTTTTTATTAAAAATATATTCTTCTTTATCTCTAAAAATAATTGGACTATGGTTTTTTAGTTCTTCTAATTTTTCTTTTTCAATCGTAATGTTTTCATGATTAATATCATCGATACAGGTTGGCTTATAGTTTGTTAATATTTCTTTATAAATTCGTTGATATTTTTTCTGCTGATTTCTACGAATTGTTTGTATTTCTTTAATTTTGTTTGTTTCTGAATATGATAATTTTTCTAAATAGATTACGAAATTTTCAATTGAAAAATTTTTATTTTCATCGATAATATAAAAACGTCCCAAATATTGTGTTTGTAGATTATTATATGTTAATAAAAGATATTCTAAACCATTATAGCGTATGTTAATACTTGGACTATTAATAATAAAATCATTTCCAATTAAGAAACACATAAAAATATAATCATAGAGGATGACCAGGTCGGGTATATGGTACATATCTTTTTTAATTGTGTTTATAAGTGATTTTTTAAGAAAATCAATATCACAAAATATATATGGAGAATCTATCTTTTCAATATTATAACTTGTTGTTTCTCTTAAAAGGTAAATTTTTGTTTTTTGAAGCATCGAAAGCATAATTAAATCTGCATCTAAACCATAGACAACAGAAATTGTATTTTTTTTCACATTTTTTAAATAGTGCATTATTTTATGTTCTCCTTCTCCTCTTTCGTTTGAATCGGAAATGATATATTTTACTGATAATTTTTTACATTGGTTATTTAGGTATATACTAAGATTATCCATGAATTTAGTTCCAGGTGTAATTTGATTTGTATCCCATATTTTATCTTCTTGCGAAGATTTAAGTCTTCTTTGTCTTTGTTGTTCCATTTTTGTCCTTGGAGCAGGTCCATCAATTGCAATATATACTAATTCTTGCACTTTTGTTAGTGAAATACATTCTAATATTTTTGAAAAAATGCTTTCATACATTTCATTTACATCGGTTTTCCCACTACAACACGGATGAATCGCACAATTTAAATCCAAAAATAAATAATCTATTTTCTGATTAAAATATTTATCAGGGATAATGATTTCGGGATAATTTTCGATTGTTTTTTTATAATAAGATGGTATTCCCATTATTTATACTGTGATTATTTATACTGTGATTATTGTTTTTATGTAGTAAAAAAAAAATATAGAATAGTATATAATAACGATGGAATTTTCTAATATTAGTTTATCTTCATTAAAACTATGTTCTCCGGTAGTAATATTTATAGTATATGTAATTGTTTCGGCCATTTCATTATTTATGACAAGAAGTACTTTAAAGAAATTTAATAGTCAAAGGATGGAGAATTTATATAATTTATATTCTTGGGGCGAAGTAAAATTAACAATTGTTTTAGGTGTTGTAATCTATGGGTTGTGTCAATATGATCAAATGAATTTAGCATGGATATATTTGATTTTTCCTATTATTTATATTATACTTAAGAATATATTTGTTTTTGCATATGTATCCATCGCACATCAAAACGCGCCCAAAGAGATTGATCCGATTGATTTTTCTAAAAATGCTGGAGATAATTACGGGCCTTCATCGGGGGCAAAAATATTACCCGAAACACCGATCGTAAAAAACGAAGTCGATACAACTATTTTTGGAATGAGAGGGGACCAGGGGGGTGATTTACAAATGGTACCACCAACCCCACCATCAGTACCAATATCATCAACACCAATTGATAATATCGAAAACTGGACTGGAGGACCCATGGGAGGGGGTGGTGTTAATCCCATTGGTTTTACAAATGATATGAATGGTAATAATTTAGATTCATTTTTCGATGGACTAAATAGATAATCACTAACAATTTTTTATAATCTTTTTTTTTATTTATTTGAATAACATACCCAATATCACTAAACAAAATAAGCAAAGTGAGATTGTTATGAAAATACTTATCACCAATTCTTCGAGGGTTATACCTTTTTTAAATTTTTCACTGTAGTAAAAGTACTTTCCTTTTGGGTCATATGGTTTGAAGGTTGGTTCAGCATTTGACACCGCTCCAACTCTCTCAAACATTGTTCCAGCAGTTAAGGTTCTTGTGATTTGATCCTTTAATACTACTTCACCATTTGTATCTTTTAATAATTTAAAAGTGACAACAATTGAACCTTCTCCGATATTTACAATTTCTATCATATTAGCAGTGATTGTTACTGTAATATCCGGAGAGTCATTTAATATCGTAACTAAATCATTAATAAAATTTTCTCTAAATGTTTCGCTCTCTAATGATCCATCAGAAACTATTAATTCATTATAATCTGCATCTAAAGGAACAGTTATTGTCGGTGTTTCTGGTGGACTACAGCATTCTTCGACGGTTGTTCCAATATGGGGGGATAATTCATCATTACCAGTATAATATGTCATTTTTATTTCTTGACCTTCAGGACAGTTTATATCGGAAATAACATTGTCATTCCCAGTACATAATCCAGTATTTCGACAACAAGTACCTTCGTCCCACCCGGTTTTTGCTTCGGCATCGGCAATTATCAATGATGGTAATGGGCAATTAAATCCACCTCCATCATCCGGCATTTTATTTAAATCTAATTCACCATTTGTTATAAAAACACCGGGGACTGAATTAGGGTCATTTAAAAACATTTCTTGTAACAATATAGGTGTGTATTCAGGATTTTTACACATTGGTGTTTTTACGCATCCAATAAAATCCAATATTTCGGCATGATTGTCATAAGTATTTGTATCTCTATTTTGAATACATTGTGCTTTTGGATATTCCGAAGTGCCAGAAGAGGGCGCTGAAACATAACCCGTAGTATCACATACTACATGGATGCTTTCTGGTGTATAATAATTATCTCGTGATTGTGTGTTTAAAGCAGTTGGTGTGGGATCAGTTTCTGTATCACCAGTTTCTGTATCACCTAATCTTACAATATATCCAGCATGGTCGGTTCCACTGGCATAAGGACATTGCCATTCGCATCCTGTATCAACGTTTGTACACAGATCCATTGTTGTATATTGTTCACAATTTCCTCCACTTGAAGAATCAACATCCCCACAATTAAAATCAGAGTGAGAAGGTATTTCAACCGATTCAGTTTGACCTGTAGGTGTAATTGTTCTTGTTTCCATATTATGATTATAATATTCGCACGCATTACTTGTTGATATTAATCCACCCGAACTTGTTGAAGCACCCGGACGGTTATTACCACATGTATCTTTCGTCATCATTAAACAGTCTAATCTTGGGAGAGATGCACAATATTGTTCTCCAGTAGTTTTAACCCAATTACACACACTACATGGTTGATCATAATTTTCATTTGTCGTGTTATTATTAGTATCCCAATTATTTGGATCATCATTCGGGACTGTTTTCGCGGAGCACATTGCTACCAAGCTTCCATCGGTTTGGGATGTATCAACCTCTTTTATACAAATATTTTTATTATCATTAAATTTAAAACCGGTTCTCTCACACACATCAATTGGATGTATTTCCGTGGCACCCGCCGCATTACATCCGTGTTCCCATAATCCATTATTAAAATCACATTGTTTTTTAGTAAGCGACGTCTCATCATCTACTTCTAGGCCCCCCCCATCCGCAAGTGGATAGAAAGTAATATCTTTACGTACATAATTTTCAATTACAATATTATACGGACCATCATCATTCAGTGATGGATTAAAGTTTAAATCATTAATATGTGGCGGCATTATAGAAAGTATAATGATATTTTCACTAGTTTCTTGATCCCCACTAGTGCTCTGATTAATTGATATGTTCTTAGTACCACCCTCGATATTGAGTAAACCTATTTTCCCATCACGTTTTACAAAACTATCATCATTTACAGAAATATAAGATATTCTCCAGTCCATTAATATATCTTCATTATCAATAATTAGTTCAGCAGTTGTAATGAAGGTATTCATTTTATCAAGTAATCCGTTAATGTTGTAAGTATTGTCGTTATTATTTGTAATATATAATCCAACGAGATTATTACCATCACTAGAATAGTCTACCATTATTTCTGTTCTTAACTGAATACTAGTTAAATTATCCTCTCCATCTTTGATGTAGGTTGCTGGACAGTGTGTTTCTTCCAAATGTAAGTCTAAATATTTTTGGTCGCATCTGAAATGATTGTCGGCGTTAAAAACCCCTGCTGCATTATTAGTACCATCTCGAAAGAAATAAGAATCGTCTTCAGTAGTAGTTGAAATGTTAGGAATACATTTTTCAGTATGATATTGACACATTTCATCGGTAGTGCATTCCGATTGTCCAAGTGGGAAACAATGATTATATGTTTTGCGTGATATATCACACGAATTAGGGATAGTTGTTTCATCACTTGGTGTACCCGTTACCCCTAACCCTATATTATTCATTCCTATTAAATCAAGGTTACTCCCCGATATTATGTTATCATATAAATCATTACTAAAAACATCAATAGTATTTGATATCAAACAATTAGTATGACTACCTGCATAATACATCATTTCTTGCATTTCTTCTCTCCCAACGAAATATTTCCCTGAATAACGACGTTGTACATTTTCAACTGTTATTTTATTATGTTTTAAATCAACATTACTAATCCTTTGATATTTTTTATTCTGAAAGTTTAAATTCGGATTAAATATATTTTGAATCATATTATTAGAATCATCCACATCATTGATTGAAATAATATCATTTACTTTGTATAATCCATCTATATTACTATTGAAATATATATCAATTGATATATCTTTTAAATAAACACTTTTTAGAGAGACATCGCTAATTCCAGGCAGCCCTGCACCACCACTTTCTATGTATGTAGCGTCATCGTCGAATATAATATTATTTTCATATAAATTAGAGCCGGGTGGCTGGTCGGTTCCAAAATATCCTGGATCAACACCATCTATTTCAAACTCAACTAGACCACCTATATATTCTTTAAAAGAACCCGGTGTTATAGAATATTGTTTATTTTGATGGAATAATTTTTCACTGTCATCACTATAATCGCCATTATAAACCATTACATATTCAGTACCTGATGGTACAGTCAAATAATTGTCATTACCAAATGTGATTGTTGCCCCTTCTACGTTATAACTAGCCATATCCTGGACTCCTCCTGCATGAAATAATGTCACAAGAGCTTTACCAGAGTTAAATACAATATCTTTTACAGAGTGTTCTAAAGTTACATTAGGTGATGCTCGCGCATCAGAGGCGCCTTTGCCTAAATAATTAGATATGTTTCCGGAGGTCCTGTTATCCACGATTGTTGAGTCTTCGATTATTTTATGGTGTATCAAATTAAACTCTTCATTTCCTTTGTTGACATATCCGCCTCCTATAACGTCAAACTTACAATTTAGTGAATCATTAGGAGTTCCACTGTCCTCATCGTACGATGTTTGTATAGATAGTATGAATACCGCTAATTCATTTTTATATTCTTCGTAATTAATCAATCCATTCTTTAATTTGAATGAAATATTCAGCATCGCTTTTGTGATACCATTATTAATATTTGACCATCCTTCATTTAGGATACCTGCCCATTCATCCGAGTTCATCCCATTATTTAGATATTGTTCCCAAGTCCATGCACCGCGAAGCGTGGTTTGATCAATACTGTCTACTGGTGAACAACTTTGAGTACAATCAGGCGGACAAACATCGCCGTCACCTGGAGTACAAACGGTGATTCCATCAGCCTGGGTGCAAGCACCTCTTGTGCAAAAATCCGCAGGACATTCATTATTATAGGTTGGCTCACATTTGGTTTTAAAAAGACCTTCCGGATTGTCATCCGACGCCAGCAAGGAGGAATGATTTTGTTGTGCAATATCATTTTGTAAAGCCGTGACCCCATCACTATTTATAGGAATATATTTACCACTAATTATTTCTTCATAGTCGTTTTCTATATCGTCTGGAATATTCGTGGAAAAAACATCTATCTTTCTTTTTAGAAACTCGAGTTTAGTATAAAAAACGTTCCTACAACGGACATCTTTTTTGAGTTTTTCTTCTAACTCATCCGCTTGTGTGGTAATCATCGAGTTTGCAAGAGTATTAATAGCAATTTCATTTTTTTTTAACCTAGCCCCCGAATGAAAATCAATAATCTCACCGGATTCAGGCTTTGAATATTCGTCATAATTCTCTTGGGAACCATCCGGTTGGATGAAATTTTCGTGTCTTTCATATAATATACCACTTGTAATCTCTATATCAGCAGTATCACGAGTATCACCTCCACGATACTTACAATTTTTACTTTCAATATAATTATCACCACCTATATCTTTATGATAATATTTGGTTGAAGGAACTCCAATGTCTCCTCGGTTATCACCGGAGCAGAGGCTCCCGAAGTCCACCTCTCTAAGACCAGAACGACAGCTATCAGAACCATGATCATATTTATTATTAACTGGAATAGAATTTTGGGTCCCCGTCCCCGAAAGAGAACTATAATCACCGCTATATCTACCTATGTTTAATTCACAATTATTTTTATATATATCTTTAAAAGCAGATAACATAACATTACTTTTATCCGCTCCACCCCTGGCATCAATGTCAGTATATGTAAAAGCTAAATGTGTATTTAGATTATCTATATCATCGCGGAGGGTGTTGCTGCCAACTGTTTCGCCATGTTTCCAACCATCTGCAGAAGATGACCTTGGACTATGATAAGGGTAATCATTAGCAGAAGGGAAATTATTTGGTAAAAAATCAATTAATCCGGGAGTTTTATGAGAAACTATTTGCTCATCATTTGGTACGCATGTTTGATTAGATCCTTCACTACCCTCAATGATTATTCCAACAGATCTACATTTGTTATCTGGTATTTCCCAACTGTCATTTTTTTCATCACCATCTGATCCTGTAACATTTGAATGCCGACTACAAAAATATTCCATACATTTTTCATCTTGCGGAAACCTACATAATCCACTTGTATAAATATCGTAATAATTTTCATTAGATGAATTATAGTTATTCAATACTTTTCTGTCCCCATTAATATCCCATATACAACCATTTTCTTCACATTCAGCGCGCCCCGGATTTTGAATTTTCAAACATGGATCATTTGTTACTAAACCCGCATTGACATCTGCATGACTGATTATTTCGTGAATATTTGTTTTCCCCGCATTTATAGAATCAGAAGCATCAAAAATAGATTCAATTATTCGATTATATCCACAGTATCCTTCATCATTTGGCACCCATATACATTCTCTATTATTTGAACTGCCAATACAAGTATTTTTAGTTGTAAAATTACTACAAGTTATTCCAGCATCACTTGATGAATCGGGTAATATATTACCTTCGCATACACCTGGTTCTAATAATTTTTTTTGTGATGTATAATCGCATTTTCTTTGATCACATCCATATGTATCAGGTTCAATTAATTTATATCTTCCATCTATAGAATCATCTGTCAAAATATCAGATGAACTACAACTCATAGTGTCTGACGAGACTTGGCATACTTTTTTAAGTGGATTTCCAGGTACACTACCATCAGGTAATGACCATTCACATCCAAGTATTTTTTCACACAAATCTTGAGAGTCCTTACCTGTACAAACGCTAGCATCCCTCGTCCAAGTATCTGACCCTGTACCGTTACGTACACAACCTGCCGCCGCCACGCCAGAGCTACCTTGAACTTCGCATGTGTTTCCAGTTGAAATTTCTCGTTGCATACATTCTAAGAAATTTTTTGATCCGCAATCAGGTGAAAGGCATTGCGACATTAAATGTAATATAATATTAATTATATTATATTTTTAAAAAAATATGAAATTATTATAGTAATATTGAAATTGATACGAAAAATGTTATAACAGATGTTATAACAATCCATATCCACTTTGGCCAATGATTAATATTATACCACGAAATGATAGTTATATCTGAAATAGGTGCAGCCATTTTCAATTCTATCCGTGGGAAAAATAATCTTTCACTTAATAAATATGTAAAATATTCTTTTGATATAGAAATATTTGAAAAATAGTGTGGTATGATTTCAAAATCTACCATTATTGATCCCTTGTATATTTTATTTATGTTAATTTGTTCTTCTAAAATCTTTACTTCTCTATCTTTATTCAAAATGTCAATTATATCTTTCTTAAAATTCGTTTCGAATAAAAATCTTTTTGATGATTCTTCTTCGCCAACTGAAATTAAAAACGAACCATTGAAAATTAATGTCGCGCGAATAGTTTCTCCTTCTGAAATATAATTCATTTCTTCTACATTTATGTCTCCCGGAAAACGACAACATTCTTCTTCTGTATTTCCGTATGTTTCATTTGCATTAAAAATTGGTACCATTGGTTCGGGGCAATTGAAGTTAATATATATATTTTCATTCCCTCTACATTTTATATCAGAAGAACAGCATTCTTCAATTGTAGTCCCTTCTTTTTCATCAATCCTATTTGAACTTTCAGGACAGTCAACATCTTCATTTGAATTTGTATTCCCAGAACACAAACCCGTTATAATACAACACTCCTCTATAGAACTTCCAAGACGAATAAAACTATCATTAACAAACTCTTTGTTTATTCCTCCACATGAAAAATCATCTGTTTCATCTATATTTCCTCTACACATTCCAATACCAATTGGTCTCTGTAGTTCTCTGCTCCAATCATTATAATTTTCTATAATTGCTCTCTTTTGATCTTCATCACTTAATTCTTTTGCTTGATGAAGGTGTTCAAGTGCTTCATTTAATAATTCATCAACATCCGAAGGCCGTGTATTTTTAATTTTTCTTATCTCGTTGAATATAAGGATTGCCGCAGATATAAAATGTGGTCTTCCCCACATAGATTCCCCAATACTATATAGGTTAGAATTAGTACAACAAATATTTTGTCTTAATTCATCACTTTGTAAATTACTTAAATTGCATGTATCAACACTGCTATCACAACCATCTAATCCAGGAGGGATACCTCCATATCTCCCTTCATCCCAACATTCAGTTTCACTATTAACATCACATAAATGAGGTAATTGCGTCGCATTCATTTTCGGTATATCATTTTCTCCGCGACACGTCCAATCACTAAAACTATTATCAATATTCCCTTGACACATTTCAGCTCTTTGTCCGCAACAATTTCTTATTTTCGTCCCGTAATCACAATCTCCCGAACCATCAATACATTGTTTTGTTGTTTCTGCTTGTCTTAAATATTCGAAAGGCCATTCAGAACATGTATCAAAATCATCGGATGGATCTGAATTTCCGCGACACATTAAATCCCCGGCATTAGTAACCCCTTCAAGAGTAAAATTATATTTTTGAGATATAATAAATAATAGATAGTAAAAAATGAATAAAATCAAAAATATATTTATAATATCATAGTTTAGTTTCATATATATTTATATATTATTTTTTATTTATAAAAAAAAGTATACCAATAATTACTATAACAACTACAATAAGATAGTAAAATATTGGATTATTTGTTTTAATTAATCCACCTTTTTCCATAATACCTTTTAATTTACCCGCAATACTAAAAAGTTCTTTTTCTTTCTCTATCACATTATCGCATTTTTCAGTTTCTACTTGTAGTTCTTCTATTTTTTCTATAATTGCAAGATCTTTACCTTGAAGTTCGGCTGGACATGACATATTTAAAGGTTCTACATTACAAATCGCATTCACTTGTTTTCTCCCATAAGAACATTCACACGCTCCTTCACTTAACATTTTATTGCACATTAATGTATCGAATAACACTTTATCATCACAGCTTATTTTAACTATCCCGGTTGGTAAATATAGCTCAAAATCGCCACAATCATCATTTAATGCAATTTTTTTATCCTCTTCCAAACATTCAAAATTAAGTATTCTTTGAACACAAGTTGCTTGTGATACAACACCTTCAAAATTTTCATAAACATCATTATTTATAAGATAGAAAAATAAGACGAGAGATAATATCAAAAGTTGATTAATATCCATAAAAATATATTATAATTAAATATTATAATTAAATAAAATGATTAAACATTTATTGTTTGTTTATAGTTATTTAATTTATGGATTATATTTTTTCTTTCAAGGAAAAGAAGTTTCAATGTTATATTTAATACTATTATTATTTTGTTCTTTTAAAGTTACCACAAATTATCGTGTATGTTCTATTGCATATATGGAATGTAAACTCCGCGATATTAAACGTGAAGAATCCATTATGAATCGATTTTTAGATCCAATCGTAGATTTAAGATATACAGAACATATATATCCATTAGTTTTAATAAGTTTTTTCTTATTAACATACAATATGATCTATTTAAAAAGGATAAAGAATATAACAATTATTTAAAAAATAAGAAAGAGATTATCTTATGAATTATTTATCATTCGATATAGGTATTAAAAACCTGGCATATTGTGAAATATCCCCTGATAAAAAAATACTTCAATGGGGTATTCTTAATTTAAATGAAAATCCATTTTGTTGTATGCATTTAAAAAAACAATGTGATAAACAAGCGTCCCATTGTATAGTAACTGGAAACTTTAAAAATTATTATTGCAGTTCACATATTAATCATAAATCATTGGAAACGAAAGACAAAAAAATAAAAAAGAAAAAATTAAATACAAATTATGATATGTGTAAATTATCTCAAACATGTATCAATAAATTAAATACAATTGATCTTAAAAATGTAAAGCATGTTTTGATTGAAAATCAACCTGCATTAAAAAATCCAACAATGAAAAGCGTACAAATGATAGTGTATACTTTTTTTATTATAAATGGGATTATGAAAGATACATCTAGTATCGAAAATATCCATATGGTAAATGCGCGGAATAAATTAAAAGTTTATAAGGGTCCTAAAATTGAATGTAATAAAAAGGGTAAGTATGCTCAAAATAAATTTTTAAGTGTCGAATACACAAAAACAATGATCATAGAAGAGAAGGGTGAATTTATAGAATTATTTAATGAATCAAAGAAAAAAGATGATTTAGCAGACGCATATTTACAAGGTATTTATTGGATTGAGAAATAAATTATTTAAAGGGTTTTAATCAATAATTATGAATAAATGAGTAATATATTACTAGAATCACTAAAAAATTACTATGAAAAGGATAATAATATGGATAAATTATTAGAAATCATACACCAAACAAATAGTAAGGTTTCATTAAGGATAATTGATTGGTTTGTTACAAATTATTCTAAAAAATATAATATTTTTTATTCTATATTTTTAAATGAAAATGATATGAAAACATTTGAAACTAAAGGTTATAATGATAAAGAAAATAAGCAAATACGATTATTCAATACCTATCATTCTTATAAATCGCAATTAAAATCATATTCAAAAAAGAAGTTTGATCCATTTTGCAGAAGAGATCGCATTGATTTTGAATATGAGGATGAGGGTACAATAAAAAAAATACAAACTACAATTGGTCAATTAAATTTTTTTAAATGGGCTATCGATAACTTAATTATTGATTATATTATTATACATTATTCTTCAATTGAAAAAGATATGACGGAAAGTTTTCAAGAAATCAAAAAACATAAAAAAATTTCAAAGGAAAGGAAAAAACGCCAAGAATTATCCAAATCGGCATCACGTGGATTAAATCAAACAAATGTTTCCGTTATTTTAAATTTTGATTAAAAAAAAAATATATATAATAATATAAAATGAATCAAGTATTAGCCCCCGTTACACAAGTTTTAAAGAAAAATTCTTCAAATATTAATTTATCATTATTATTATTGGTTGTTCTATTTTTGTTCCCAGTGAAACATTTTGTACCATACGATATTAAAGAAAACATCGAAGGAGAACTTAAAAAATTTATGCAAGTACCATGGATTATGGGACTTATTAGTATTGGGGTATTGGGGGTATACTATACAAATGATGTTAGAATGTTAGCATTATCTTTATATGTTATTCATTATTTAGCAATCCATCAATAATTAATTTTTGATAAAAAAAAAATATTTTCTATTATAAAATGTATTTTGAAAAACCACTATCTCCTTTAACTAATATTTTAAGAAGTTCCAGTAAAATTGTTAATTTGATATTAATAGTTTTACTCGTTTCATTATTATTCCCAATTGAAGATTTCTTCCCTTCAAATCCAATAAAAGTTGTAGAAGATGAATTGATTTCATTATTTTCTAATCCTGCAATATTGTCTATTGTTACTATTTTTATCTATTGTGTTTATTTAAGTGGAAATGAAACTATGTTAGTCTTAACATTATATATTATTCACCGGATGGTTCTACATGGAGGAAATACAGGTGGTGGTGCGCCATCCTCCCTGCCACCAACTGCAAGGACAACTCCACCACCGCCGAAGCCCAAAGCCGCGCCACCGCCGAAGCCCAAAGCCGCGCCACCGCCGAAGCCTAAAGCCGCACCACCGCCGAAACCCAAAGCCGCGCCACCGCCGAAGCCTAAAGCCGCGCCGCTGCCCGAAGAAGGCCCACCTGACATGTAATTATGCATCAATAAGGGCACTTCCGGGAATCGAACCCGGGACCTCTTGCACCCAAAGCAAGAATCATACCACTAGACCAAAGTGCCAAAATGCGTCGTCCGGGAATTGAACCCGGGACACCAGCTTGGAAGGCTGGTATGCTAACCATTACACCAACGACGCAATAGCTCAACGAGGTTTCGATCCTCGGTCCTCCAGGTTATGGGCCTGGCACGCTAACCACTGCGCCACTGAGCTAAAAAAAATAATTTAATCTATCCTTTATCTATTATCTATCCTTTATCTATTATCTATCCTTTATCTATTATCTATCCTTTATCTATTATCTGTCCTTTAATATTATTTAATATTATTTAATCATCCTTCTTTACGCGCACCTTACGCACCTTCTTCTTGGACGTTGGTTCTGGCTCGGGTTCGGGTCCATCTACTTCATCGTCCGAATCTTCTAGCATTAGAGGTGTTGCATTGTTTGACGAAGAATTTGTTTCTTCATCGCTATCCCCTTCATCTTCAGAATCAGAAAGAATTGCAAAATCACGGAGACCGCCTTCCGGTACCTTTACCCGCATTTGTTCAGCCCTCCACGTGCAACCAAACTTACCATTCGCAACCCAAATACCATTACACTTAAGAACAACCTTCACAAGAGCCCCCTTCATTACTACATTCTCAAACTCAACTGGTTCATCTGTTGTCTTATTCACATCGAATACTTTCTTGTCATTATCATAAATAGTGAAGTTTTGAAACTTTCCATCCCGCTTCACAACCTTGTAAGTAAACTTTGGTGGATAAGCACTTGGTTCACCTGTGTCTGGGTTAAGTGAAATCTTTACCTGTGGAGTATATAGCTCACGAATCGCATCTTCAGAAATTTTCGCCTTCTTAAACCACGCATGCGAATTTTCCATAGCCGCCTTCATGATAAATTCATCCAATTCAAGAAACTTCTCCTTAAAATCATCCATCCCCTTCATTGATTGATTTATAGAAAATGTCATAGAGTACTTCCCCGTCTTCGAATCTTCCGGACCCTTTCCATCGTCTGCAAAGTAGTTTGGATCCCAGATGATTTCGGCTTCTGGCGTTGTTACATAGAATGGATTGATTCCACCATTGTAGTTGAGGTAAATCATCTTACCTCCATTATCAAGTGTCTTTGGTGTAGAGAAAGCCAACTTGCTGATATCAATTGCAGATGCTCGCATTGAACTTGCCATTCTTGTTCTGTGTTGTTTAGTTGTTCTGTGTTGTTTGGTTGTTCTGTGTTGTTTAGTTGTTCTGTGTTGTTTTAGTTGTTTTGATTGTTTTGATTGTTTTGATTATACTCTACTAATATCAAGTTTCAAATTTTTAAGTATTTATTCAAGGATTTTATTTATCCATTTTATTATTTAAATATTTTTTTCAAAGAAATATTAAATACATATGTGTAATCTTGAAGCGTGCGAACGGAATTCTAAAAATAAATATGGGGGATATTGTTATAAACATCGTCAAAGATATCTTGTTAAAAATGATTTAATTATAGTAGAAAACTTTACAAATAATCATTCTGATTATTTAAAAAAAGATATTATTAATTCAATAAAGAAATATGATGATATTACATCCGTGAATACCAAATTAAAGAAAGAAGAACTATTTGAAGTATTAAAACATTGCATCACAACTCTTTTGAATTATTCTAAAAAAGATATTTCTAAAATAATTAAGATACAAACATTTTTTTTAAAAACAAAAACAGATAAATTAAATAAACTTCGTGGAGAAGGATTTTTTAACAGAGAAAAAACAAATAATGATACTGATTTTTTTACTTATGAAACAAGTGATGAAATTGAAGATAAATATTATTTTTCATATACAGATTCACAAAACATTATTTGGTTTTTTGATATAAGATCATTTTGTCGCTTAATTGAATTAAATCAACCAAATCCATACACAATGGTTATTATCCCTAGAAACGTAATTCAAAATGCTCTTAAATTATTATCGATTTTAAATCTTGGTGTCGATGATGACGTTATTAATCAAAAACAATTGCAAATATCAAGAAAACAATTAATTAAGCAAAAATGTATTGATTTATTTTGCGAAATAGAAAGTACAACAATGTATTGTCATCCCGAATGGTTTTTAACACTACATATTGGTTCCCTTAAAAAATTATATCGCAATTTAGAAGATTTATGGAATTATAGACTGCAAATTACAAATGAGATTAAATCAAGGATATGTCCTCCAAATGGTTTGGCCTTTAATATAAGTGTTAATGAAATAAATAATTATCGTAATAGATACGAACTTCAAAATCTAATACTCAATGAAGTTATAAAATTTCAAAATTCTGAAAATATTGAGGATCGTAAAATGGGATATACATATTTTATGATTGGTATGGTTCGGGTTTCGAAAGACTGTTATGAGACCCATCCATTTTTAGCTGTTTAGAATTAAGTGTTAAAAATTAAGTGTTAAAAATACTTAAAAAAATAATAAGTGACTATATCATAATAAGCGCGGTTAAAGATATAAAAAAAAAAATAATTATATAGAAAGTAATGGTACAAGCAAAGAAATCTTCCAAAAAAACATCAACGAAGAAAGTGGTTGAAACTCCCCCACCGGAACCAGTTGTTGAAACCCCGGTTGTTGAAGAACCGGTTGAAACATCTGATGCAGATGAAAATTATGATGCTGAATTCAGTGAAGTTAAGGATGCATTGAAGCTTGCCCTTGACGTAATCAAAGGATTAAGTTCAAAAGTATCCGCCCTTGAGAAGCGTGTCGTTCGGGACCGCAAGGTAATGAACAAGAAAATGAAGGGTCGTGCCAAGCGTGTTGTTGATCCGAACAAACCTCCAAGTGGATTTGCCAAGCCGGGGCACATTTCTGAAGAACTTGCTAAATTTCTTGGTCTAGGAAAAGATGAACTAATTGCTAGAACGGAAGTTACCAAGCGCATCACCAAATACTGCCAGGAAAAAAATCTTCAGAAGAAAGAAGACAAGAGAACTATCAATGCAGATAAGACGCTTCGTGACCTTCTCCGTCTAAAGAAAGGTGATGAACTAACATTCTTTAATCTTCAGAAATACATGAAGGTCCACTACCCTAACAAGGATGGTGTTTATATTCATGTATAAATTGATTTTTCATTGAGTGTCATTCTCATAGTTGTAAACAAAAACCCAGATTTATCGGTATTATTAAACCTTCTATTTTTTTTGACTACCTTTTCATTTTTCTTTAAAAAATTTAAAAATGATTTTTCATTTTTAATTTTTACATATCTTTGATTTTCAAGCCTACAGTATTTTAATAATTTATTTAATCCCATATATAATTCATTTCTTATAACGAAATAAGAAAGAACATTTGTATGTTTGTTTATATCTATCTTTTTTGGACCATCAATACTGGTTAAGTACATCACTTTTTCGGCTTGATATTTTGCAAATTCTTTTTCAAGGGCGATTAAAATAAGAAATAGATTATATTTATTTCTCCCTACTTTTTGTGAAAGTAAATAACAATTAATAATATTCGCCCATAATTCTGTATAAGCTTCATTTGTATTCATATTTTCGGATGAAATATTATATTTCTTTTTATAATGTTTAATAATTTCGTTTGAATCATTATAATCATCCAATTTGAGAGCATGTATTAATTCGTGAATGAATACTTTTAATAATTCTTCTTCTCTATAAATCACTATTTTTGTTACCTTTCCACCATGTTGACAAAATCCCGAATTTACGTTATCTTCAGATAATATTTTAGTTGTTTTATTAATCTTTTTATTTTGATTTACCAAATATAAATCTATTTCTAAATATTTGATGGGTGTATCCGTTAATGAGAACATAAATTGTAAGATAGAGTATAAATTATCTAGTAATTTATCATTATTTGTATCTGAATAAATATTGATTATAACGATTGATTTATTTATTTCGATTGTTTCTGTTTGTTGAGAAAATAAGTATGTTTTTTGAATGATACTTTTTGCACCAGCATTAATACCAATATCAATTTGTTTTTTACTTTGTATCTTCGATAATTTTTTTTTAACAGGATGTTGAATTAACGAATTAAAAAAATCATAAATTGATTTTAATTCGGATGAATTTTTTAATTTTATCTGTGAAAAAAATTTATCTCTTAAAAAAATAGAAGAATCAGTAAACATATATATATATAATATTATCTTATAAAAAAATGCATTACAAAAGTGCATGTATCATTATCAATTACAATATCCCCTACATATTTACGAAGATATAAATAATAAATACCATTATTTGTGATTATATGTATTATTTTTAAAATATTATTTTCATAATCTTCGTTCGATAATAAAAGATTAATTGATGTATTTTCATATAACATTTTTATATCTATCGTTTTTTGAGATTTAACTAATTCTTTTGAGGATTGTTTTTTAAATCGTGTCCATAAATCCTGTTTTATCTTTTCGGGGATTGATTCATATAATAATTTCATTAATTTAAATTCATTTGAATTGATTATCTGATAATAATATGTTTTCATAAGTTCGTAGTCTTCATCCGTAAAGTTAACGCCTTTAAAATACATTTTAATATCATATTTTTCTCTTAAGGTATCATCATATAATATTTCATATGCTTCATTTATTTTTTTGAAATTATCATCCTCACCATTATTTTTATCAGGATGATATTTTAGAGATAATTCATGGTATTTTTTTTTGATTTCACACTTTTTACAATTTTTTTTTAATTCAAGGATTTGATAATAATCATCCATTAATTATTTATCTGGTTATTAAGGTTAAGTATTATCGCTTCGATATGTATTAATTCACGATATGATTTTTGTAATAAATGATCTTTTTCTGCAATAAATTGAATCCTTTTTTGACTACATATCCAGTTTTCTTTAATATATCTTTTTAGAAATTGTTGTATTGGTATATTTATTTCTTTAATCGTAGATGAGAACTTTCTGATAGAACCGATTAATTTTAAATTGATTGTTTGATGATATATTAATCTACAAAATTGTTTATATAATATTTCATTAATATCAGTATATTTTGTAATCGTATATTTATTGATGATAAATGATAATTTATACTTTTTGCAATCCTCAAATAATAAATATGGATTATAAGAAATTTGTTTCTCTTCAAAAAAATTCTGTAAGTATAAATAATTATCATGGATTGACGGGGAAATACGAATATTAAAACACCTACTTTTGATCGGTTGAATTATCTTATTGTATCTGTTTGTAATAATAATAATTTTACTCGTAAAAACACATTTTTCAATTATTACTTTTAAAGAATTTTGAATTGTTTGATTCATATATTCAAAATGATCTAAAATAATATATTTTGAATGATTGTTATAATGGTTATACGTACTTACTATCCCTTTAATAAACTCTAAAAATAAAGTTTTTTGATTAATTGTTTTGCAATCGATGTAGTAATAATCATTATTATACGTAAAACAATAATTATCAGAAACATTTTCAAATAGCTTTGACGGATAAATAAAAGAAAACAATTGAGTGACTAAATAAGATTTTCCAATCTCTTCAGTACCCGATAAAATAATGTGATTATGACTTTTATTTTTTAAGAGAAAGTATAAACAATATGCTTTTTTATAGTGCAATAAATTTATAATTTCCATGTATCTTAATAACAATATTTATGTTTGTTTTTAATATTTTTTAGATAGAAGATATTAGTATAATTAAATATGCATTTAATAATTAATAACAGTAATTTTAAAGAAGATAAAATATATATTAAACATTCAAAAAATACAAAAAAAATACTATATACCCTTGGTGATATAGCAATTATAGGGATCCCTTTAAAATTAAATAAGATTCATATTATTTCGCAAACAAATAAATACATCAATTTAAATATCGAAACATCCGAAGAAAAGCTTATCTTAAAAAAAATAGATGCTTTTTTTTTGACTAAATATGGAAATTACTATTTTTCATTCATAAAAGATGATATTTTAAAAATAAGGAAAAACGATACCACTTTCTATAAAGAAAAAGATGAAATTTATATCTCAATTACAAATATTAAAAATAAATCTTCGTTTATAACAATTCAATTATTTACTATTTAAATTATAGAATTGAAATGGAAGAAACATTTTATTTATTAGCAAATCCAACCCGATGTTATCAAAGAAAACCACGACAAACTACGATAGATGAAACTTTATTAAGACTGCTTAATAAAAAATTCACAGGTTTAAAAATATCATCTGAAAATTATAATAATAATATAACAAAAATTGAAAGAATATTTGAAGAATACTATATAAAAGAAACAATTGCAAAATTAATAGACGAAGTTGTCGAAAAAGTTGTTAATGAACAAGTATTACTATGATTTAATTAAATCAAAGCTTAAAAAAGATATTGAAACCAATCTCATATCATGTAATAAACATCACGAAGAATTAATAAAACAAGAAATCGAAACATTTTTCATCCAACATAAAATGATTTTTGAAGAAGAAAACATTACAACTGGGACACACCAGGTAAGGAATAGAGGTGCATATCAAGGTAAATGTAATCGTTGCGTTGCTCTTGTATGGAATGAAGGACATGGCGGTCAATGTTCCCGATCTAAAAATAAAGATTATGGTGATTTTTGTAAACAACACTTTAAAAAAGGTGATAATGGATGGTGGTTGGGCACAATTGAAAAAAGAATTGAACGACCCATAGATTCTAGAGGGAAAATACATGTTTGGTTAGAAAAATGATAAATCAAAATCCAAACAAATATCTTTATTCTTTGATCGTAGGATATCACGTATTAAATCTTTTGAGATATCCCCTTTTTTTACCATATATAAACCGACGATCAATGGGGCCACCGTCAACCCATTGTAACAATAAACAAAAATATTATTTTCTTCAATTTTATCATCAATAAAATCAATTATTTTATCGATATTTTCTATCAACATTCTAATATCTCTATTTTGATCTAATTTATCTGATAAAGGAACCCTTATTTTTTTAATATTTGGAATATCTAAAAACCCCTGTTCAAAAGTACAATTAATTGCAATTGAGATTAGATTATCTTTATAAAAATCTTCATTAAAAGCATCATTTATATTCCCTATCCATATCCCTGAAAGGATTTCTGTTATCATCTTTAAATACTATATAATATTATTTATTTTTACAAACAAATTTGATAACTTATTTAAAACTATCGGGGTAAATAATTAACGAAATGGATTTTGAAAAACATTTTGATTTTATTGATTCATTAAATGAAAGTGATGATGAATCAAATAAAAAAGGGAAACCATGTTGCTCACTAAAAGAGAATGTAGAGATAGAACAAGGTATGACAAAATGTAAAGTGTGTTCAAATATCATTAGTAACATTGTGGATAATCCAGAATGGAGATATTATGGTTCAGGCGATAATAAAACAACCGATCCAACTAGATGTGGTATGCCAGTAAATACATTGTTACCTGAATCGTCTGTCGGTTCTTCAATTGGATATAATAGCAACACAAAAACCATGAATCAAATAAGAAAGTATCAACGATGGAATGGTATGCCTTACAAGGAAAGAAGTTTATACAAAGTATTTTTGGAAATACAAGAAGTATCTAAAAAAAATAATATCCCAAATATAATTATTACAGAAGCAAAATCACTCTATACAATTATTTCAAAAACAAAAATTTCAAGGGGCGCAAACCGCAAAGGTATTATAGCTGCGTGTGTTTATTTCGCGTGCAAAGAATGTAAGGTCCCTAGAAGCTCAAATGAAATAGCCGAAATGTTCAGTCTTAAAACGACAGTAATGACAAAGGGTGTGAAAAAAGCACAAGAAATTATTTCAATGAGTAAAAAAGATAAAACAAGATTGTCAAAAAAAACATCAATTAATCCTAAAGATTTTATCGAACGGTTTTCGAATAAATTAAACCTATCAAAGGAATATACAAAAACGATCACTGATATTTGTGAAAAATGTATGGAGGAAAATATAATTTCAGAAAATACACCACCTTCAATTGCGGCAGGATGCATTTATTATTTCATTAAAAAGGAAGAACTAACAAGTATTACAAAAAAAGATATTTCAAAAATTTGTAAAATATCAGAAGTTACGATTAATAAATGTACAAAAAAGATAGAAGCAAATAGTTTATTTAATTAAACTTGTTATCATATAATAAAAGATAGATACTAATAGTGATTTAATCACAACAAATAAGAATGTTGATTGTTCATTTTGAATATCATAAAAGATAGAAAATTGTTTAAACCTTAAAAATGAATCTACTTTAGTAACGTTAAAAAACATAACAAGGATAAATACAATAAATGTGTACCGTGACATCTTCATTATTTTTTTAAGATTTTCAGGACTTAAAAATCCATCTGATTTTTTTTCGTCTATCTCTTTTTTCATTTCTTCAATTTTTTCATCCATTTGTTTCTGCATCAGTTGTTGTTGCTGTTCAACCTGATGGTTTTGATTTTGATTTTGTTGCATTTGCTCCATTTCTTTCATTCTTTTTTGTTGTTGTTGTTGTTGTTCATACATCATTTGTTGGTGATATTGTTGTTTTATTAACATTTTTTTTTCTTCGGGGGTCAAATGAGGGGGAATATTCCCTCCACCCTGTTGCTGCTGGTGCTGCTGTTGTTGCTGCTGCTGCATCTGTTGCTGCTGCATCTGTTGCTGCATCTGTTGCTGCTGCATCTGTTGCTGTTGCTGCATCTGTTGCTGTTGCTGCATCTGTTGCTGTTGCTGCATCTGTTGCTTCTGCTGCCCCTGCTGTTGCTGTCCTGAATTATTTAAATCATTAATAATAGAATTAACCATTGAATTTTCTTCGTTGCTTAACTTATTATTATTAACATCATTAATAAGATCATCAATATTTGTTCCCATTTATCAATGACATAATTATATTTTTATTAAATAAACGTATAATTATATCTTTATAATATTTGGTTGTATAAGGCATTCTTGGGATAATACAATTGAAATTATAACACCAATAAAAATACTCATAAAATTTTTAATTAAATACTCAAAATCACCCATTAAATATACTATATTTAATATTTTCTTTTAAGTATAAAATTAATTTTTAAGTATTAAATTATTTTTAGAAATGAAAAATAAAAATGCAATTGTTACACTTATTGTTATCAATACTAATTTAACGTTAAGATAGCTACTTATGAACTTCAGATTTGAATGATTGATATCTTTCATATTATAATTTAATCATAGATTATATTTATGCAAAAAAACTAGAATGAATACCCCTTGGGATATCTTTTTCTTGTTTATTCTCTTCCGTTTCTGATTTTATTAAATCTGTATCATATGTTTCATAATCAATTTCATACATAAAATCATTTGAATAATATCCTTTTAAGACTTCGGTTTGGGTGTTTTTTTCCAGACCCTCAATAGTATTATTTTTATCCCAAGAATTACATTTTGGGGCCCCCCATTTTTCAGAACACATTTTTCCGAAATTGTTTGATTCACGATAATTACATGTTTCGATATATGTTTCATCTATATCTTTCTTTTCTGAATCATTTTCTGAATCATTTTCTGATGATTCTTCAAAACCTTCGTATATATTACGGCGTTTTTTAATACTTAAAATATAGATTACGATTATTATTACAGGTATAATAATATATTTATTCATATAAATATAAAATAAAATAAAATAAAATGTCAATGCAATCAGATCTAGAGATTCTATCTGAAATGTTAGGGGGAGTGGGAGATTCTCCATTTGGAGAAATTATTCAACCCGATCAAGAGAATAGTTATTACAGTGCATTTGGAATCGAACTTCTAAAACAATTTCAAAATAATGATCAATATTATAATTTTTTACTATCAATTGTTGGTAATTTTCAACAATTAGATGAAGAACGTAAAGAAATGATTCAAAATAAAATGGAAATCTTTCCAAAAACAATTATCCAAGAAAAAATTGTTTATAAAGAAAAAAAAGTAACTCCTAAAAAACCTAAATTAAATCGGGGGACAAATAGAAATCAAAATCAGGATGATTATTAATCTTCGTCATCTGAAATAAGTTGAAACTCATCCAATGGTTTAAATACTGTTTTCTTTCGTCGTTTTTTTGAAAATTCGACACGTTTTTTAAGCTCTTCAAGTTCTACTGCATCATTTTTATAATGAATAAGATCATTATAGAATGTTAATATCTTATCAATCTTTTCAATCCACCAATCTTTATCTCTATGTACAAGTGTACATTCGTATCTTTCTATCTTCCAATACTTAATTTCAAAAAAGTTTTCTTTTGTTTTATAGGTTTCAACAATTGATTCTATTTCTTCATTTTTTTGATTTAATGGAAAATATTCATATGATAATTTTTCTCCTTTCTTATATGTTGCAACAATACCTTTTGGATAATTTAAGTGTGTCCTACCTTTTTGAATCTCACCGTCGATTTCAAAAACATCTTTACAATAATCATCGTATGTATCATAGTCAACAAGTTTGACTTGGAAAAAGTCACATTCATCTAAATCACATACCTCGAGTTGCCCTTGAACCTGCATTAAATAATGCGGTGGTACAGATTTTGTAAATTTTCTTTTCGGAGGACACTTTATTTCAACCATCCTTGCAATATGTTCTTCGGATCCAGTTTCATCACAGATACCGTCGGGTGAAGCACCAAATGCTTCAAACTCCGGATGTGGTACCATTCCAAAATCAAGGATGTTTACATTAAATAATTCTTCATAAAACATAATTGCAACATCTTCATATTTTACACCCCATTCTGTAATTGGGTTTGGTTCAAATGGCTTTTCAACGATTTTATCAAGTATAAGTTCATCTCTACTTTGAAAATGACAATGTCCTACTGCAGATGCTAATGAACTTGCTGTTAGTTTATCTTTTCTCATTTCATACCATTCTTTTGAACGTTGTTCAGGGAGTTCTAATTTTTTAAGCTTTTCAAGCTTTTTGACTCTATTAATTCTATTTTTTTCGGTTATTTGCATTTTTTCAACTTTGTCTTTAATGAGCTTTTTAACTACATATTTTTCTGCGTTATTTGTTTCATTTAAACACTTTAAATATTCGTTAATAATATCCTCACTGTTAAGTGTACCATTATAATTATTAATGAAATTATCAATTGTATCTTTCATTATATCCATTTATATACTATTATAAATACACTTTCAATTTTTAAGTATAAATTTGAAACGCTTATTATATTTAATATTAATTGAAATAAGATTATTAAGATTGATTGAAATAAATAATGGATTTAACAAGTGATTTAATTGTTGATTTAACAAGTGATTTATTTGATAAATACACGTGTTTCTGTTGTTCAAAAGAACATACAGAAAAACCATGGATGATAGTTAAAAATCATAATGAAGGAAATAAAGATTATAATATTTGTTCTTACACATGTAGTCAACGTTTCACAACATATTATGGTAATGGTTACTGGAATGATATTCTTAATAAAGAAGATTTTAGCGACCCTCGTCCAATATATCGAAAAAATACAACTTACGAACGCAAAGATATAACAAGTGGATTTGATGTCGAACAAATTCGCGAAGAGATTATGAATGAAGAAATTATAAACGAAGAATATGAACGGGGGATGTTAGATTATACATCTTCATCTGACGAAGATATTTATAGCGAGGAAAATTACTAATAATATTTTATTAAAAAGAATAAATGTTAAACGAAATTAGTGGAGATAAATGTTTTGAAATGTTAGACAAAGATAAATATATTTTTTTCTATTTTGGAGCATCGTGGTGTGGTCCCTGTCAACAAATCCGACCTAAAATAGAGGAATTATCAAATAAATATGACCCAGAATTAATCGAATTTTATAAAATTGATATTGATGAAAAATCAAATAACACCTTTTGCAATAAATGTGAAATAAAAGTTGTCCCATCCTGCCTACTTTTTAAAGGTCGGTCTTTTATTAACCGTATAAAAGGTGGGAATAATATATCAGGTATAACTACAATGATAAATGAAGCATTGTTTCCTTCGACTATTTTTCAAGAACCCAAAAAAATACAGGTAAAGCAAGTAGAAAACGATCCATTTGAAGAAAACCGAAAGGTTTTTAATAAAGATAATTTTTAATATATTATAATATAAGATGGATGTAATAAAATTAGAACCATTAAAAATAATCTTTTTCATAATTACTGTTTTATTAATACTTAATCCAAATCGTATTATTGAAGGATTACACTAACATTTTTTTTTATAATTCTATAATATATTTTTTTATAATTCTATAATATATATATATATGGATACATTAATAATTGTATTATTTGTTTTAGTTATTTTTATCATAATTGTTTGTTTCGAAAATGGAGGATTACTAAAAAATAAAAAAGGAGATATCATCGAGGGTGTTGAGAATTATGATGAATATGTAGATGTAACAAGGAGATTATCAAGCCAAGGTTTATGTCGTGACGAAAATGATGAATTCATTTATCCTTCTGATAAACCCACTTGTGTGGGGACAAATGGATATAAGCTAACTTTTACGAGTCCTACCGATAAAAGATCTAAATTAGAAACGATACTCCCTACAAGTGACGAAGAAGAAACGTCCCGATTAATAGAAAGAGAAGTTTCGTTGGAATACGGCGATATTGTCATGATTGACGGTCGTGAAGATGAAATGTATATTTACAGAGGTATTGACACTATAAACCTCGAAACACATACTGAAAAGATTGCATTATTCCCTTATTCTCACGAAGTAGGTCCTGACAATGAAAAAAAGTTTGAATACTGCTACGATGAAAATGATGGATTTGTTCAATCATCTATATCACGAGATGATTGTTCCGGCGATAATCAAGTTTATTTTAGGCCGGTAAGGGATTCTAATCTTGATTTGACGAGTTTAAGTGATAATTTTAAAAGTATATCATGTACAGAAAATGATGATGGTATAACAACGACGGGGAATGGAATAAAATGTTTTGATCCTCAGGAAATAAAACAATCACATTGCACCCTTACAGACGAAGGGACTGGGAATATATCTCAAATTAGACCTGTTTCTTTTTGGAAATCAATATATAAAACAGGTAATCAACAAGATATTAATGAACAAAATATAGAAACTTTGTGCGAGGGAAATCCGACAGGACACACGTGGACACATAATAGTGATTTATATACTATGGGGGATAGTCAGAGATTTGCCGAAATTGCATCACAAGTTGAACGGAATAGTGATTTAATTACAGGATTTAATGATAATGCAATCGATCAAATATCAAATGAAAGATCTCAGGCCCTACAGTTTAGTATCTTACCTGAAAGTCAAGCAGAATTAGAAAGAATGCAAGAGGAGCAAAGGGACGCATACCTTGATTCGACGTGCGCATTTGAAAGCGAATTAGATGAAAATAGAGAAGAATACCATGGTAATGATCATCCAGATCCCAGCCGAAAAACCATAAACCTTTATTTGTGTCCTGGAGATAATTCAGAACTTTCTGCAACAAATATTAGAGAAAATTGTAGTCGTAGTCAAATGATATGCGATACTAACTTTGCAAAAGATGATCCTAATATAAATTTAAAACAAATTAATTGCGTGGATGGATTTTTTAATTATAGTGGATGTTTACCAAGTGAATGTACTCTTCCGGGTGATTTTCATAATAAATATCAAATGATAGATGGAGATACACCTCAAGGGGGGGCAGGTGTAACAGTTAATATTAATAATCTAAAAGATATGTATGATGATACATTAAAAGTAAGATGTGCGAATGGATATAATGGCGAACCCATCATCTCTTCGTGTATTGAAAATAGTGAATTAATCATTTCAGGTTGCGATGAAAATACATGTCGTTTACCCGATAATACAAACGGTTATACAATCCCTAATGCAGACTCAAATGTTACCAAGGAAACATTCAATACCAATAATAAATTAGATCGTTCGTTTCTAACAAATCAAGATAATAATAGTAACTACCTAAAATGTGAAAGTCCAAATAACTTTCATATCAATAGTAATTCACAAAATGTAGTTAGTGAAGTAAGTGATTTCATTGATGATTTTAATAATGTAAATAAAGAATTAAAAAACCATACGAACTATCCAAGTGTTACCTGTGATACACCCGATGAAGGTGGAGGATATATATTTAATTTAAGTGGATGTTACGAAAATAAATGTTTAAATCCGACCAAAGTAGATCAAAACCGTGTTTATGAAACAACTGTAAAACCATTACATATAAATGATACCGAAAAAATAGTAGAAAGTGTAAATAATAAGTATGAAATGTTTGCATATGAAGATATTACATCAAATAATTTTACATTAACTAAAAACGAAATTAATAATAAGTTAAAATGTGGTATGAATTACACAAAGGAAGGTTCCCCTGATTCAACCGATGAAAGTACAAAGACAATTGAAACTCAAAATATTCAATGTTATAATTTTTATGATTATTTAAATATTTCAGATGAAGAAAATAAGCAAACACCATTTTATCGTCTTATGCTTAATGACGATATTGATCAACCGGAATACTCTGAAATGCCTGCAGACTTTTCTTCTTTTGGATCTTGGTTGTCAGAAAATGTAAGTATCAATCGCAGCCTACCATTCTCTGTGAAAGGATGTTTGGAAAATAACTGTAAATGGCCAACCCAACCAGAAAGTTATGATAGACCAAAGATAAGGAGTTCTAATATAGAATCAATTGAACAATATCAAACCAGTGATGGTCGTTATAAATTAGGATATAAAAATATAGACCCACAATCTGTAAATACCGCTAAAAGTTTTGTTGGATATAATGACGATGGGTCAACAACACTTGAATGTTTTGTGCCAGACGAAGATGGTAATTGTGAAGATGAACCTGAATTCACAAATGAAGAAATTAACCAACTAAATGAAAATATATCAGCAGAAATAAGAACAAAAGGACAACCAACTTCATTAACTTCAGAACAATTAACAAATGTAGGGAGAGGTGGACCCTTCGCAGTATCGAGGTGTTGGCATCGGGCGGTTGAATCTGAACCTCCGTCCGTAATATGCAATGGTGAAGATTGTGCAAGAGAAAATAGTGAATGTATTGCAGATGTTTCTGGATGTTCTCAAAATGAGTGTTTATTAAATGAACAAGATGCAGAAACCGGTACAAGGATAACAGTTGAAACATCCCCTGGTGTTTATCAAACAGTAGGGGGTCCATTAAAAGAAAATATGAATATTTCATTTAATGTTGATAAAATTAGAAATATAACTTGCGATGAAAATTACTCAAAACCCAATATCTCCCCCAATGATAGTGAAAAACCTTTCGGTGGTGGAGAAGGTGTGGAGAATATTAAAATAAAATGTCTTGAAAATTTGGGTACTTTCACGCTTGAAAATAAATGTGGGGTAACAGAGTGTACTCCAAATACAATTGATTCTATCGATGGACTGATTCACTTGAAAGATAATTCACACGATAAACATTCGGTGTGTCCTATAAAATCGTTTGTAGATACACATCGCCATGCATACGGCGATAATCTACCCACCCAAATTAATGTGGACCTTCTGGAAACAATAGAATCTGAAATATGTTCTTTATCATCAAGTGTGAATGAAACAATTGACGTTTATAATAAAAATAGATACCAATGGAATGGAGACAATTATGTATGTGGTTTACCAATTGTGGATAATATTGAAAATAAAGGATTGTCTTCTGTCGGGGTTGTTTCAGAAAAATGCAATTATGCCGAAAATAGTTTCGATGACCCAAAAAGGACTGTATCTGGTTGTCAGCCAAAACTCTGCACATTGCCCAGCGTAAAACCGATTGGATATGAATATAACTCGTCCATATATCCATATATGGTAAATGGTTCTACATCTTCGACAGACATTATTGTGAATAGAGGGTATTTCCAAACGGTGGAAGAACCATTAACGTTCTTGGAAAACCCCGAACATTTTACAAGCACAAATATACCAATAAGCTGTAGTGAAGGTTATAATGGAGAGGTAGAATTAAGCTGCGAACAAAATGCTGAAGAATATTCCGGCGTTACACAAATTTATAATGAGTTAACATTATCAGGTTGTGAAATAAATCGTTGTCGTTTACCTGATAATTCTACAGATTATGTTGATCTAGAAAATGGAGTTGTTGCGGATGGTACGAGTTTATATGAACCTGAATATATCAATTCAAATATTGTATGCAAAACTAATAGTTCTCGAAATATGGACACACAGATTTTATGTGAATCCCCAGATGGTGTTTTTAGTGGAATTGAAGAATTTTGTGTAGAAAATGTATGTAGAATACCAGAAACTATTTCGATGCAAGATGAAACGCACGTAATAAGGGTGGGTTTATCTGATGGAACATTCCCAGATTCAGTTGACGCGGATGATACAACCTTAACAACATATCTTACATCGGTCGGAAGACATAAAGATCCACGTCAACTCTATCAGGAACTACCATCTGGAAGTTTATTTCATAATTTGTCAGATTTAGATATTTCTTGCTGCGAAAATTGTTATGGAAGTTCAGTCTTAAACTGTCCTACAAATGAAACCGATTTAGAAATCAGTGGATGTCAAGAAAAATATTGTCGTTTACCATCATTTTTAGATTCTAATACAATGCTTTATAATTTTAGTGCAGTAAGTGATAAACTCGAAAAACTAGAACAGATTCAAGAACAAGGGATTACAAAAGAACAATTATATGATACATTCAATCATTTTAGTATACCATTTAGTTGTTCTTCATTTGCAACCAGTGACGGGACAACCCCTATGGTTGAATGTGCTGAAAATGGACAAGATTTTACTTTAAGTGGATGTGGTCCATTAGAACATGACACTTCTAGAGACAATACAAATGGTTCTATAATCTATAGTTATTATCCATCCGGATGCAATATCATCAAAGAAAATGCATTTATTCATATCAGTGGCGCAGAATTATTCCAGACCGAAGAAGAATTTGGTAGCTCTATTACGCATAAATTAAGAGGAGAAGAAAATGGTGGTCCGGTAGAAGAAAAGGAAACAGGGTATTATTACAAAAAAATAGACGATAATGAAGAATTTTCTGAAGACCCACCAAATGAATGGGAAGAGAATGGTTGGGCTAAAATACCATACCATATACATTACGAAGAAAGAGATCAAAATGTAATCAATACTAAAATGAATATATTTATGGATAATTCAAAACAAATATGTGATCAAATTGAAACTTGCCATGGTTTTAATGTCATTCCATTTAACGCAATGAGTTCTGAATTAGATGCAATTTCAAAAGCGGATGCAAGAAATGATGATGGTTCTGTAAATATAGATGTTCTACGTGAATTCATTCAAAATACCGATAATAAGTTCCTTGAAATGGGAACGTTTAAGAGCGAACAAAAAGGTGGACTATGTGAAGGTAATGTTTCGATTTCACGATACGATTTCCATAATGAATGGGGTGGTTCTGACAATACAGAAGAAGGAAACCCGCTTGTTTACAATCGTCTACCTAACGGAAAAGATGTAGTATCGCATCGGGCTATACCCGCCAATTCTGCTGTTTACTTTAAAAAGATAATCGTAGACGAACCATCGGGTAATGGTAACAAAGGCTTTACAAATCTAGACGAACCATAAAGATAATATTCTATTTTATACATTCTATTTTATACATTCTATTTTATACATTTCATTAAGATTTAAAGATTTATCTTAAAGAATATTAAAGTGATTATGGACGGAGAAAATATTTTATCAACTACATTTGATACATTAGGTATTAATGATGATCTTTTAAGAGGAATTTATTCTTATGGTTTTGAAAACCCTTCAAAAATTCAGGGTGAAGCAATCCCAATTATCAATCAAGGTAATGATTTAATTGCGCAAGCACAATCGGGAACAGGTAAAACGGGGGCTTTTTTAATCGGTGCATTAAATCACATTGTCCCAAGCGAAAAAGAAACTCAAGTGTTAATACTTGCCCCGACCCACGAATTAGTTCATCAAATCTACGAAGTTGCATTGGAGTTAAGTAAATATTTAGAAATAACTATCATGGAGGTTGTAGGTGGGACAAATGTCGGAGAATGTCGTAGGGGGCTTGATAAGCTACCACAAATTATTATCGGTAGTCCTGGTAGGGTCCTCGATATGATTCAAAAAAACTATCTATATACAAACAAACTTAAAAAACTAATTTTTGATGAAGCAGATGAAACTCTATCATATGGTTTTAAAGAAACTATTTATAATATTGTAAAATCTGTACCAAAAAATACACAAATATGTTTATTTAGTGCAACTATGCCAGATGAAATTATTGAATTATCCGACAATTTTATGAATCGTCCCGAAAAAATCCTTGTACAAAAAGAGGCTTTAACATTGGAGGGTATCACACAATTCTATATTAATATGAGAATTAGTGATTGGAAATATGATGTCCTCAAAGATTTGTATGATACAATAAATATTGCTCAATGCATTATTTATATTAATTCTAAAAATAAATTAATGGAAATTTATGAAAATTTAAGTAGGGATGATTTCCCGGTGGCCTGTATTCATGGTGAAATGGATTCTGAATCTAGAAAAGATGTTATGAAAAATTTCAGAAGTGGACATACAAGAATCTTGCTTTCAACTGATTTATTATCGCGGGGGATTGATGTTCAACAATTATCCCTTGTAATTAATTTTGATCTACCTAAATCAAAAGAGGTATATATTCATCGCATTGGGAGAAGTGGGAGATATGGACGAAAGGGTGTCGCGATCAACCTTGTAACTGACAGAGATATGGACCATCTCAGAGAAATAGAAAAATTCTACGATACAGAAATAGTTGAAATGCCGCAAAATTTAGAAGATTATCTAAGTGTATAATAATATGGCTGATATAAAAAACTGTATGGGTCCGCTATGGACCCCACGTTTATGGGATGAATTAAATAAAAAAAATTATCTTAAAAATTCGAACTGTTATACTTATGCATTTAATTATGTTGATTATGGAGAAGAAAAGCTGCAACCGGGAGAAATCCATGGAACAAAATATAGTAAAACAACATGCGATGAACTAGTTCAAAAAATGAAGAATGATTATATCACAAAAAAGGTTGAAAAAGTGGATTTTGAAGACGAACTATCTTCAACCCGCTATAAAATAGCATTGTTTATCGATCCAGATGAAAGTAGAAAAGGTACAAGTAACCACGATAAAGATTATCATTTTTATAGACAGGATTGTGATGGATCATGGAGCCATAAACCTGGTACAAATGAAGCAACAAATGAAGATGCATCGGGAAATGCGATTCTAAATCCGGAAGAGGCTGATAAAAATTATCGAAAAAAATGTAAAAGAGAGGAAAAAGCAAAAGCAAAAGCAAAAGCAAAAGATGAAGGTGAAGATGAAGATGAAGATGAAGAGGATTGTGAAGATGATCATAATTATACCACGTTTTGTGGTTATTTTTCTGTCCCATTAAATAGTCTAGATGGGCCGGTGATAAGATTTATTGAAAGGGTTTAAGAATAAATTAGTATTTATTTATAGTATTTAAAAGGTGTGCGTAAATATGATAATAATATAATTTTTGTTATTTTAAATGGCGAGTAATTTAATTGTTGACCTTGATCCGGATAATAAAATGCTAAATTTAGAAACAAATGTTTCAGATTCAGGTATTAATCTTAAACAAGAAGAAGGAACGATGCTTGGTGTTGAATTATTGGCGAATCCAAATAATTCGAAAGCCGATTTAAGTGTTTCTGATAATATGGGTTCTGGTTATTCTAGCGGATACTCAAGCGGAGGAGACGAATCTGTAAAAAGCGGGAAAAATGTTACTGTGAATGAAGATTATGATTTTTTTAATAAAATAGAGGCAAATACAGATGGAAATATTAAAGAAGAAATTAAAGAAGTAAAAACAATGGGTCATCAGTCGGACGTTAAACAGATTCGTGCACCATTACCTGAAAATGATCCAATGATTAATAACATTAAAGGTGGCGAAAGTAGTGAGTTTCGTCCTATTCATGTAATGAATTCACAAGATATTAAAAACGAAAAAATAGATCTTATTTATAAGTTCAAAAAACTTGAAGGACAAGGGATAAGAACTACAATGAATTACAATATGAATTCTCAATTGGAAGACATGCGCAATGAATATTTTAAACTTAAAAAACAACGGGAAGTAGAAAACTCCGTTAAGTTCCAAAGAAAAATAATGATGGCGGCAATTACCGGACTTGAATTTCTAAATGGAAAGTTTGATCCTTTTGATATTAAACTTGATGGATGGTCGGAATCAATCAATGAAAATATTAATGACTATGATGAAGTTTTTGAAGAACTTGCTGAAAAATATGGTGGCAAATCTGAAGTGGCACCAGAAATTAAATTGCTTATGATGTTGGGTGGGAGTGCATTTATGTTTCATTTAACAAATACATTGTTTAAATCATCTATCCCCGGTATGGACGACATCATGAAACAAAATCCTGATCTTATGAAAGAATTTGCAAAGGCAGCCGTTGGATCTATTGGACAGCAAAATCAAGCAATGCCACAACAGGTAAAGAGAAATGTACCAAAACCACAAGCATCTAGAAAAGATATGAATGGTCCAGCTGGCATGGATGATATTATGAATGAATTAAATTTTCAATCAAATAATATCCCTGATTTAGATTCAATTTCTATTTTAAGTGGCGACACAGATAGAAAAAGTAGTGGTAGTGGAGGGGTAACACTTAATATCTAAATCACTTGTTTCATTTGATT